AAGTCTGGCGCGCACTCCATGTGTTAGCCGTGCTCAACAGGGGGATCTTTTCACCGAAAAAAAAAAAAGTCTGGCGCGCACTCCATTGGATAACGGCCAGTGTGCTTGTTTTAGCCAGAATATCGCGACCGACTGACGTTAAATCAGTCTGAGCTACCGTATCCTTACCAGTGAAATAAGGCAGTTTGTTTGCACCAGTCGCAAGGGCAGCGAGAGCGGTTAAAGTTGCATCCAGAGGCTGTTTGCCTGCCAGCGCATTTGTCATTGTTGTCGCAAAGTTCGGGTCATTGCCAAGTGCTGCGGCAAGCTCATTCAGGGTATCAAGAGCTTCTGGTGATGAACCAACCAATGCGGATATGGCAGCTCTTACATAAGCGGTCGTAGCAATCTGCGTGTTATTCGTACCCTGTGCAGCGGTAGGCGCAGTAGGGACACCCGTTAATGCAGGGCTTGCCAAAGGCGCTTTGAGAGCCAAGGCATTGTTGATAGTTGTGCTGTAATTCGGGTCGTTATTGATCGCAGCCGCTATTTCTTTCAGCGTATCCAATGTGCCAGGCGCACCGTTGATAAGTGCAGTTATAGCTGCCTTAACAAAGGCTGTATTTGCGATCTGCGTGCTGTTTGTACCTTGCGCTGCCGTCGGCGCGGTTGGCGTTCCTGTCAGACTCGGGCTTTCTATTGGCGCTTTGGTATCAGCCAGATCTTTTATAGACTTAACAGCTTTAGGGGTAGCCGCCATTGTTTCGCTGTCGCTGTTAGTTGCGCTACTGAGCTGAGTGATGCCTTTCGCTGTCAATGAAGCTGTTGGCACACCAGTGATCTGATTCCAGGGATGTGTATGACTGGATGGTGCCTTTCCGGCTGCTAGATCGTATGCAGCTTTAACCGCTTTTGGCGTTGCAGCTAATGTTTCAGAAGTGCTGTTGGTGTCGCTACTGAGCTGAACTATCCCTTTTTGTGTCGTGGTAGCATCCTGGGCTGTATACTTCCCGTTAGCCAGGTCATATGCTGCCTTGACAGCTTTCGGTGTGGCGGCCAGCACTTCGGACGTGCTGTTAGTGGCACTACTGAGCTGAACTAATCCCTTTTGCGTTGTGCTTGCATCCTGCGCCGTATACTTGCTTTTCGCCAGATCGTAGGCTTTTTTAACTGCCAGCGAACTTGCAGCAACATCACTTCTGGTACTGGTTACAGAGTCTGAAATATCAATGCCGATCGTGCGGTTGATACGCTTGGATGTATCAATCATCTCCTGGGTAATGGCAGATACACCAGCAGGGATATTCACCGTACAAACAAGCAGCTCCCCATCTCCTAACTGATATGAATCGGTATAGGTTCTGGAAACAAATTCAGCCGCATGAATATGTGACGCGGTATTCACCTGATAGGTATCTTCTCCAAGGAGGTATCTTCCCTTCAGCACAATTGCATATTTCTTGCCTGCACTAAGTGCAAGAGAAATATCCTTACGTTGCTGAATAGTTACCTGGTAGAATTCACCAATATCCACCGACGCCGCGCCTGCGGTTTTATCACCATCCACTGAGGTGATTAACAGGTTCATCCCACCGCCAGGCTTAGGTAAGAAACCGGCATAAAATCCCGGGTCAACAATCCCCCTGAATTTTCGGTTTAGCGCGGCTGACAGATATGGTTCGTGGTATTGCACATCAGCCACCAGAGCCAACGACTCGGGTGATGGGTAAGTAACCGATGTGACAACTGTAACGTCATTCATCAAGCATATCCTTATGCTGTAGTCGTGTTTATGGCCATAACTGCGGTATATGTTTTGCCCACATACAGCGAGTCTTCCTGGACACAAATAATGGCGATTGGCTTGTTCTCGTTATCCAGAACAACCAGAGTGTTGAATGGGTAGTTTTTCCCTTCCTGCAACTGGCTTTGATCAAGGTCCATTCGGACAGTAATTATCCCGCCTGAGTAGGTTGGGACGAGGTTGATGGTGCAAAATTGACTGGTCAGTTCTGCCAGATCGAAAGCCTTTGGCAGTTCTCCAATCTCATAAGTGCCATCTCCTTTCTTAGTAACCAGTGAACTGGTACCGAAAACGGCCTTGCTGATTAAAAATCGAGAGCCTTTGTTAATGGACGATTCAGCGCGCCGCTGATAGTAATAGTCCAACAACTGACTCTTATAGAGGTTTGTTGAGACGTCAGACATGATTTTCCCTAATCAATGTTGTGAAGCCTCATTGTAAGAGAAGTAACTTGTCACCCCGCCCTGCGGACGGGGTGATTGTCAGGCGTCGCTATCCAGCAACAAATCATCTGCGCGTGTGCGATCAAACGTAGGTGTCGCTTTCACAATAGTGCCACCAGGCGTTGCGGTGATCGGGGCGCTAATCGACGTAACTCCAGTAAGCGAAGTTGTATCCGAAGTTTCAAACCAGCAGAATGCTTTTTCGGTATCAGAAATCTCGTTCAAAGTGATCATGTCGGCCTGTTCATTTACAACAACCGACAAATAGAGCGTAAGCCCATCAAACACTATATGCAGTGGCAGTAGAGGCTTTACGAACTGATTAAACTTTCTGAGAATTTCTTCTGTAATTGCGGACTGATCTATCGTGCCAGTAATCCCCATTGTCCGGGCCAGGTCGTTTATGGGAATACTGATCATCCCTCTGGAAGTCAGAAACATCTCGCCGAATGTGCCGCCGGTAGTTTCCAGTGTGCTTTCTGGTATTAGAACCGTGCCATAGGGATGACGCTCAAGGTCCACCGGTGCATATATCGGATCCCATAAAACAGAAATACCGTTAAATTCGCGGTAAATTGTCTGGTTTATAGGGCGTTCAGTCCCCTTAAAGTGAATCTCATCAAGACGCTGTTGTAACAACATCGGAACGGAAGATGAGTTCGACGTTCTGATAGTAAAGAACTGGCCAAGTTCATTTGTCCTGGTCTCCAGATCCTCCTTGCTCATGGAAAAAATAGACTTCCGGTTGGTAATTCGCTCCAACCATGGGTCAACAAAGGTATCCATCATTGACTGAACCAAATCAGCCAATGATTTATAGAGCAATGACTTTTGCTTAGCTGATGTAAGCCGGTTATTAAACCAGGAACGCTGCATCACTCCTCCTCATACGAAATATTAAAGGTGGAGTTTTCTGTATCCAGATAAACGAAATCGTAAAAGCCGTTGGACTCATTCCACTCGACAAATTCCAGATAAAAGTCGCGGAAATAACCCAGCGTTTCGATAAATGCCCAAACGTCTTTTTTCTTGATTAGGATGTACTTGCCGACACGGTTCGGATCAAAGAAAGTTGAGTCACGCCCAAATTTTGTTTCCAGTGCCGACTTCAGCTCATCAGTCACGTTCTCAATGGTCAGGCTTGCCGATATCCGCCCGGTGATGGTGATCTTAAAGGGTAGTTTTCTGACCTCTTTATACGAGAATTTCTTGTTCAACTCATTCGGCACCTTCTTAAAGGCAGCCAAGATCATTTCTTCAAGCTCTGACTGGCTTTTGTTTGGATGCCATCCTGAAATAAATATCTTATTGATATTCTGAACATTATAAGCACCATCTAATTTTTCTTGCTGACCCTCGCCCCATGCCTTTACCCAGGACAGTCCCGGGATGTTACGCACCAGAAAATACGTATAGTCCCCGCCCCATACGACCTGATCATCATAGGCAAGGTAATATTGTGCACGGTTACGTGTGATCTCCGTTGTTTCGGCATCGGTACCTGCGGTTATAGGTGTCGTTGTCTTAACTGAAATCAAATTAGCTAAATTAGCCGCAGAATCGACAGGCGTCAGGTTTTGGCCAGCAACCAGGGTTATATCGCCGTTGGTGCACCATACCTTAAGCGTAATTGTCGAGCCTTCTGGCGGTATTTGCCCAATTAGCCCATCGCCGAATCGAACCCCCAACTGCTCGGATGGTTTATAAAACTCAACGTAGACCTGGCTTTTACTACCGGCTAACCGGAACATAGTGCTGGAAGACCACTGCGTGGTCTTACCATCGGTCGTCACGAATACTTCCAGCTTATAGCAGACAGCAGTGAGAGCCTTTGATAACACGACTTCCAGAAATTCTTTGGCTGCCGTAACGGTATATGTCACCTCCTGGATTTCCAACTGTGCCACTTCTACCGTACCGGTGCCGTCAACCAACCTGCATACATCCATAGTCATGTAAGGGTACTGGTCGTCAGATATTAAAGGCATGTTTTTGGGGATTACCGCTGGGGCATCTTCACTTGTGGCGGTGATCTCAATCATCCCCGATGACGGTGTTGGCTTGGTACCAACATAACTGTTCGTTTCTGCCGCAGCCAGGATAGAGGAACGCCGCGTCGCGGTCGATATAAAGCCTTCAGCCAGCGCCGCATCGGCATATTGAAAACACCTGTACACAATCTGGGTAATAAACAATGTCAGCATCGAGACAAATTGAGAGCCGACAAACTTCGACCAGAATGAGTCTTTCTCGACAAGCTCTTCAAACTCTGCACGAATACTGTCTTTAGTCGGTGTTGTTTTACTCATAGCACCACGTCCTGTGTGATAGTTATGTCCCTGATACGAATGGATATTTTCAACTTATCAAAAGCATCTCCCTCGGCTACTGACAAGCCAGAAATCGGTATGTCGGGTAAATCTACCGTCAGTTTTTGCAAAAGCATTGCCTCAACCGCAATTTGAACATGCGACAAGTTGGTCGGTTCGTGTTTAAACTGCGGTAAAACATTGCCCCATGACGGATCTCCGTATACCTCACCCTGATAAGTGTTTAGCCACTCATATAAACGAGCGCCCCAGGCCTCCTCCTGGGACTCATACGTTTTTACGCCGGATAACTCCAGCGTCAGTAAAGGATCAATTTCGTTATTGTTGGCCATCAATCAACTCTCGCGTAGTCATTCATCAACGGATCATCAATTGACAGTGGCACCGTGCGCATAACGCCCGGTTGAGGCGTGCTGACCTTTACGACAGTTCCCTGGCTTTTCGCCGAGTCTTTAGTGTGCTCTTCAATCCTGGCAAGCAATGAGGTCATCTGCGCAAACAGCCGCTTCGTTTCACCATCAAGTGAAACGGTATTATCAGCCAACTGCATTGTCGGCTTGGCACCGGAGCCGCCAAGGTCACTAATAACCTGTCCGTCTATCTGCATACGACCGGTTGGTTGCTGCAAATCGTTGGCGGCAGTCGTCACCTGGGACGTGGAGGCTGGTTCAGGCGCATTATTTTTCCGCATCCCCGGCGAGTTGCGGAGTTTATCGAATAGTCCATCAATCCCCATTTGTGCGCCGAGTTGGTCAAAGTAACTTGAGTTGCTGGCCACCGGACGCGCCTCTTCAACTGGCATCGGAGTATCAACATACACATTGCCAGCTGCTGTTGCGGTCCCCTTCCCTCGTGCACGTTCTTCGAGCGTTCCCTGAACGACTTCCCGACGCATACCCCGGCCATTCATGAATTTGTTGACCAGATCGTTAACGCCAACAGCATTGCCGATTTTGTCTACCAGACCGCCTTTCTCAAACGGGCTATCACCAGGGGTAAACGCCAGGCCAGTAGACTGATCGATAACAGCGTTATCAGGCAGTGGTCCCCTCACTCCATATTGCGCCCCACCCTGTGCTCCTGCCCCTGGTGTATAGATTTCACCACCTAAATAGCGAGCACGATGAGTATTGACCTTGATCGCGTACTCACGGTTTTCTTTCGATAAGTCACCTGTGCCTTTTTTCCACTTATTAATAGTGCCAAACCCAGCATTATATGCAGTGATGGCCTCGTTTAAGTCTCCATTGGCTTGCTTCAGATACTTGCTCATGAGAAGAGCCGCAGCTTCTGCCGATTTCACAGGATCAAATGATTCACCTTCAGCTAAGCCAGTCTCTTCACGAGCAATCCCCGTGAACTGAAACATCCCCAGAGCACCGGTTTGGGATTTTGCATACGGATTACCACCAGATTCAGTTGCAGCAATCGCGTAAAGAGTGCCTTCTGGAAGACCGTATTTATTCTCTAGTTCGGCAAAATACGGAGCCAACTTATCGAGATTTGCCTTACCTTCAGCGCCAAGACTTCCGACTTTTACATCCAAGTTGCCATTGTTGTAGGTGTCCGCAGCTTTCTGAATGTCATTCCTGGTGCCAGTGGTATTAAGCGACGATGATGACGAGCTATTTTGACCAATAGCTTTATCAATTTTCTGCAACGCGCTATTGCCCGTTTCTACGGCATTTGCATTGATAATCTGATTAGCAGTTTCTTTAACTGTTTTATTGCTATCTTTCGCCGTGTCCAGTGCCGCATTTATCACGCGGGTAACAATATTAGTCTGTTTGGCATCGGATTCAGTTTTAGAATCAGATGTCTCCTGGTGGCTATTAACCGGAGCTTTTAACTCTGGAGTGATTTCTTTCGCATTAGCCTCGCCGATCGGATTGGGTATTTTTGATACAATTATTGCCGCAGGGGTATTTTTAACGGCATCAACCGCTGCATCTAATGCTTTACCGGGTAAATTTTTAACCCCATCCCAAATATTACCAGCCGCCTCTTTAATATGTTTCCCTGGGTTCTTAATGAAATCAATTGCACTATCAATTGCATCACTGAAAACCTGTTTCAGGTTATCAACAGTAAAGAAGTCTTTGATGGCATCCAGCTTTTCAAGCAGCTTATTAGATGTATCGCTAAACCATGCTGAAACAGCATCACCAATCTTTGCTGTGTAATCATCGAACTTGGTAGAAATGGTGTCGCCAAGGTTAGAAATATATGTTTCTAAGTTGGTAATCCCACTATCAATGGCCTGGGCAATACTTTCCGTCGAAAATGATTGCAACATATTGCCGATATCCTCAAATCCAAGTGATTTGAGAACCTCACCAATGGCGCTGCTAATACCAGATACCAGTCCCCCCATATCAAGAACATTGGCTAACGTATAAGCGGCTTTTTGCTGGAATGATGGATCTTGTCCTGATTTAAGCCCAAACGCTCGACGTTGCGCTTCTGTATCATTCCAACCGGTTACCGCATCATAAATACCTCCAGCCACTGTGCCGACTAGGGGAATTGCGCGTAACGCCCCTTTACCAACTGCCTTTAATCCAAGTTTACCTGCTGCCCGGGCAGCCAAATCTCCGCCTTCATGGGCGAGAGTCTTCTTGCCACCACCGCGTAGCATTCCTACAAGTTTCTTTGCCCCCAGAGCGCCAAAAGCGAGTGCTCCAGCTTTTTTCAGCATGCCACGCCCCATTAACAACGACGCGACGCCACCGGCCCCCTTCCCTAACAGGCTAAATAGTTTGGACAGCAAGCCGCCCTTCTTTTTCCCGGTGTTTTTGGCTATCTGATCAAGGGCGCTGAGAATCTTGTCATTGCCCTCTTTAATTTCGCTGGTCTGCTCCTGAAGTTCCTGAACCGTCCGTTTTTGGGTGTTAACCTGGACGACATCGGCACTATTTTGCGATTTACGCCTAAAAAAACCTTTTCTACGGCTGTTATCGTCATTGCCACGAATCACATCGGCAATAGACTTTCTGGCACCATTAAGCGATCCACCAACTTCTTTTGATATCCCGCCAAGCTCCTTCCCTGCTGCCCACAATGGACCAGCAACAGCATAACCTAACGCATCGACGGCACGAGTCTCTGAAGGGTTACCTATGCCTTCAGCTACTTTTGACAGTTTTTTTAATAAACCTGATTCAGCATTTAGACGCTCATCATCCTCTTTGCGCCTGGCCTTTTCAGCACGTTCAGCACGGGCATCTTCCGCTGCGGCCTTACTCCCTGACTTTCCAATAAAACGACCACGCGCATCGCGTTGGTTTTGGCTTTTTTGCGCACCGCCTTTTTGACCGAACATTTCGCGAGCGTGTTCGGCTGCTTCGGTCCGTTGCGCCTTTACATCTTCTGTTATAGCCTTCTTGCGTCGTTTTTTACCCTTTCGCGTAGTTGATTTGGCCTGCGGTTCCTGTAGAGCAACATCCTCCTGAACTACACGAGAAACGTCCCCTAAATTAAGCCGTTTCATTGCCTCAACAATAGGGTCCACTGATGGCGCATTGGCCACAAAGTCTGGCCGGGAATTTTCGATTGTGCGATTTAATGCCGACACACTGCGAGAGACAGGATCAACAGTTGCAACGCGCCCCCCTTTCAAATCTTCAACAGCTTCCCGGATACCTGCAAGCTCTTCCAGCTCTTTTGCGCTGGCGGTTTCAACTGTCCTTATAACATCGTCAATGTTGGCGTTTTTTCTTTCCATGATCTTATCGCCTACCGTTTCGGTTTAAGTTTTTCTTCCAGTTTCTCCAACAGGAAAAACGCATAGGATTCAGTAAGCCTTTCAGCGTCCTGAATCGGTATACCCCCATACAAAACCAGGTTGGACACTAAGGTCTGATAGCTTTTCAATCCCCACCTGTGGAATGAAGTCGGTAGCCCGAAAGGGCACCCACAGACGGGTATATGCACCCTCTGTGGACTCCTTTTTATCCTGATTTGGGCATTTATGCGGCGGGAGACGAAGACGCATTTCACCTTTATCGATGTAGCACGGTAAACCATGTTCGAGCTTTTCATGAGCCAGTCGGATGTGTGCCGCCAGCTTCATAAATTCAGTATCAATGGCCATCCGTTTAATCGTTTCATAACGACGCTCAGCCTGATCTTCACGAGTACCGCTAACATCGTTATAAAGCTCACACTGATAAGCGAATTCCCAAAAACGCAAATCAACGATCGCTTCTTTGAATTCCGCGTCGTCTTCAGGTGGCAATGCTGCACGGCGCATCTCCAGCATTTCCATTGCCCAGCCATCAAGCGGCACGATACGCCATTGATAAGGCACTCCCTCTACAGACACCTCAATATCGTCAATGAACGGTTCCACTTCCAGGACCTGGATATCTTCAGCCAGAGCATTCATATCGCAATCGTAATAATGCTCTTTACCGCAATGTTTACAGGTGTAGGTGAATGTCTCGACCGGTGTTTCACGGGAGCCGGTAAATATCCACCATAACGCGGTAATCCGGTCCTGCGCCGTCCATGTCAGGGGATCATGTTTCGCGGGTTCAGCCAGCAAGGCTTTTAAATACGCCGTTGTCTGTTGTTCTTGTTCCTCCGGTGTTATCGAGTTGAAACGCATCGCATCAGCAATATTTGGCTGACGGAACTGGATCAATTCAGTTGGCCGCGATGGTAGCGGGAAAAGAGGTAAAAGCATCCTTGCTCCTTAATTCAAAGAGAAAAGCTAAAGCCCAGAAGGGAAGCCAAAGAACTTGAGGATTGGTTAAACGTGCTGTGCAATGCGAAGGTCATTGGGAATGACTTAAATTCAGTAACCTGATCTCGCGCATAGGTGACATCGCCGGTAGTGACCGGGAATACCGTCATCTCATTTTCCAGTTTGGTTAAGCCGGAAGACAGCAACCGATAAATACGCACATTGAGCAAATATTTAGACGGTATATTCCCGGTACCGTCCGGATTGATTACCCGACTTTTTGCCGTCTTAAACCAGTCCAAAACGAGGCCATCAACGGTATCCCTGACCATCATTGTTATCTGCCCTGGCGAACGCTCCGTTGGTTGAAGGATATTCCCTCCGCCGATTTTAATCGTTTCATATTCGATGCTGTAATCGTGGTAGGTAATATCTTTGGCAAAGAAGTCTGCCCCCTCCAGTCCATCAACTTCGACAGAGAACTGCCATCCTTGCGCGAACAGCATTTTGTTCATGATGATTGACGTCAGCTTACCAACTTCCCGTTCACCAACGCCGGAGCCAAATAATGTCGTCGTTAATGCCGAAGATACATAAGACTTTACTGAAGCAACATTAAACCCCATATCAGCCCTCTCACTTCAACATGGATGAGAAAAGAACAATTCCCGGGATAATTGCCCTTGTTGCGCTCATTTTCTCTTCCAGATCCAGCTTTCGCTGATACAGCGTGTTCTCGTCGGATAAATTGCTTGCATCGAGTTTCCCCGCGATAGATATTCTTCGCAGGCGATCTGTGTTAGGTATCGCGATTAACACTTCCAGATAGTCAGAAAGTAACCCAATGATTTCAGGTGGCACTTCCCCATTATCCAGATCCATATCACGTAAATTAGCCAGATATGACACATTCAGCGGGTATACCGCTCGATGAGTATCTTCAAGCTCGATATTCCCATCGTAAACATCGGAGTAGACAAGATCGCCGGTGTGATCTGTAACCGATACGAGCGCAAGAAAATCAACTGGGCAAGCAAGTGATTTACTGGCCTGATCGGTGATGCGTATCCGCTTGATGTGTCCCGCCCTATCCTGGTAGGTTCCCAATGCTTTTCTTAGCAGGGATTCCAGTAAGGCAGGTTCATCCGCAATCAAAGGTGTGAAGCGGGTTTTGACGTCTTCGAGTAATTGTCGTGGTGTCATTGAAACCTCGTAGAATCTGGTGTGTTACCCGATTCTACGAGTAGTCATTTGTGACAGGTCATTTTGCGCGCTTCAGACAACCATCTTCAGGTGCCGCGTTGAAAAGCTCTGCGGCCTTACGTAGCGTAAATGTTGCTATTTTTTTTCCGTCTACGTATGCATCGAATGTTTTAACTTCCATATCAGGGGTATCTGACCAAAAACCATACCAGTAACTATCACCCACAGAGGAACCGATAGAACTGATAGGATATTCATCATCACCAACTTTCAGCGTTATTTGTTCTTTTTTAGCATCAAATGACTCACCGCCAGGTTCTGTTTTCATGAGAGTGAGTAGTCGTGTTCCTACTTGATTGGGATCCGTATTATTAAATCCAACATCGCACTCAAATGTAAGCGTATAATTATCTTTGCTGGAAACAGCATAAGAACGAACACCATGAGTCTCGCCGGTTGACCATTTGCTTACATTTGCCATTGATGAAAATGGAGTAAGCAAAGCAAGAATTAGAAAAAATCGTTTGATGCGCATTAATTTATCTCCTTTGGATATTAACGATTATCAATATTTTAATTGGTTATCCATAATATATTTACCATTCATAGGGTAAATTAAGCGCTTTTAAACCTTGCTGAAAGGTATTAAGTGAGCCGTTCTTTTGTTGTTCCATTTGTTCGCGTGCCGCTTTCTCATACTGCTCCATCCGTTGGTTATACTCTTGCAATTCCTCTGGTGAGAGGTTTCCCATTGGGGAGTTTGTACCCGGCCCCCTGGCCCGCTCTTCAAGCGTACCCTGCACGTTTTGATGGCGCATTCCTGGGGCATTTCTGATTGAGTCAATGCCATTTCTTACAACGTCTTCTTTATTAACGGCATTGCTCGCCACCAGCACACCCCAGCTAGGAATAGCAAAATCAGGAGCGGTTTCGCATGCCTTTACCATATAATCGAAAGAGCTTCGATTGATCTCGTTTGCGTCGGGATTTAACAGGCGAGAATATTGATATTTAGCATTTTCGTTGGTTGCGACTTTATACAGTTCTTGCTGCACCATCGCTTCAGAAAGTTTAAGGCGTTTCATATCTGACAGTAACTTCTTGCGCATGGATTCGTCTTGACTGACAGCAAAGCCGTAAACGTGCCCAAGGTATTTCGTATAATCGGTACAAATCTCCTTTACGCTTGATGCTGCATTAACAGTCCCAGCCATAAATAATAACGGTAGTAATAGTTTTCTCATTATAACCTCACCTGCCTTATAACTCATTTAGGGTACATATTTTCGCCTTTAAAAAAAAGAGGTTATTAGATCCAATTGTGTATTTATTAAGCATATAATGCTCTAATAAATTTGTATTTTTAAGTCGCGAATGCTATCTTTTCGCATCATATTGACCTTTTAATCGTTCAGGCTTATAGTTCCGCCGTCGTAGCAAATTCTGCGACCGGGTTTAGCAGCCTGAATGTTAGTGCGGACAACCGCAGATATCCGATATTGCGGTATTTTTGTGTCCGTAAAACCGCGTTACGCCCAAATTATGGTGGGGCGTGATGGGGAGGCTTCGGCCTGCTGGTTTCACTAACGCCAGTCTGCTAACCCCGTCACGTCCTGCCACCTGTTTAGCAGCGGGTAGCAGGTTGTTAAACCTGTTAGTGAGGCCGTAACTATGGTTAATGCCAATCCTTGCGCACGCCAAGAATTCATCTGGCGTTTCTATTCCTGTAAAAAACACCACTATCACTTCGTTATCGCAGCAACAGAAGACGAAGCACGCTCTCAATTGCCTGATGGCCCCTGCATTTTTACTGCCCGTTTTTCAACTAACTCGCGCAATTCACTTAGTTACTGGAGCCTCCCCTTCTCTGCCGACGTTCAGGGGGGTTTATGAAAACACCTCTCGTCACCCGTAATGAAATAGCCGAAGCGATCGCCTTGCATACAATCTGTATGCCGACACGGGAGATCCCCGGCGCAATTGCCAACTATTTCATGATAACCAGGCGTTTTTATACCCGAACAGATAAGGCTGTGATCAACAGGCTACTGATAGCCGAGATCAGGGATTATTTGATTGAACAAGGACGTCTACGTTACGCAACAGTGGCAGCAGAAATGAGAAAGGAGGCACATAGAATGACCGGTAATAATTTAAATGTTGAAAAACCAGCACCTGTTGCTTCAGCTACGCCAGCACCAGCCCTGAATGTCATCCCCAACACCGGAGACACAATCGACAGCCAAACATTGTTGAAGATGGTCAATGAGGCACGGAAATTATGTAGCGAAAAACCAGTTCGCAACAATGATTTCATTGCCAGAGTTAAGGATGAGCTTGAAGGAGAAACCTACGAAATTTTCGTAGGTCAAAAAAACGGCGCAGAAATAGATATTATAACCATGACCTACAAACAAGCCCTGCGAGTTGCCGCGCGCGAGTCAAAAGCGGTCCGCCGTTCGCTGATCGACAAACTGGAAGAATTACAGCAGGCAAACTCCCCTACCCCATCGATCCCCCAAACATTACCAGAAGCCCTACGCCTGGCTGCCGAGTTGGCAGAACAGAAAATGCATCTGGAACAACAGCTGGTGGCCGCAGCACCTAAAGTCGATTTTGCCGACCGGGTATCAGTGGCTAATGGAATCCTGATCGGTAACTTTGCAAAGGTCGTTGGACTTAAGCAAAACGCCCTTTTCTCATGGTTGCGCCAGAACGGCATTCTCATGGCTTTTGGTGCGCGCAAAAACGTACCGCGCCAGCAGTACATTAACGCCGGGTATTTCACGGTGAAAGAAGTGGTGCTGGATGATGAAAATGGCTATCAGATACGGCTGACGCCACAATTAACGGGTAAAGGCCAGCAGTGGTTAACTCGCAAGCTACTTGATGCTGGTTTGTTAAAACCAGTAGCAATAGGTTAACAAAAGAAAAAAACCTGCCAGCAAACTGGCAGGTTTCTGAGCAGATCGTCCAACCCGATCTGGATCGAGTCAGAAAAATTTGCTCTAATAAATTTCGTTTTCTAAGTGCAAAGAATCACCATTTCGAGCTGGTGATTGAAGGTTGATGCAAATTTGGAGAAAAAATGCAACAAACATTCAATGCGGATATGAATATATCAAACCTTCATCAAAATGTCGATCCTTCAACCACTCTGCCCGTTATTTGTGGTGTTGAAATTACGACCGACCGCGCTGGCCGTTACAACCTTAATGCTCTACACAGAGCGAGCGGACTCGGTGCCCATAAAGCGCCAGCTCAATGGCTAAGAACGCTGTCAGCCAAACAGCTCATCGAAGAGCTTGAAAAAGAAACTATGCAGAATTGCATAGTTTCGTTCGAAGGCCGTGGCGGCGGCACTTTTGCCCATGAATTGCTCGCAGTGGAGTACGCAGGCTGGATTTCTCCCGCGTTTCGGCTGAAGGTAAACCAGACATTTATCGACTATCGAGCCGGAAGATTACAACCTGCTATTCCGAAGAGCCTCCCAGAAGCTCTCCGTTTGGCTGCTGACCTGGCAGAGCAAAAGCAACGGCTGGAGCAAAAAATGCTGATGGATGCACCTAAAGTCGAATTCGCCGAACGCGTTGCTACCGCCAGCGGGGTTCTAATCGGCAACTATGCCAAAGTGCTCGGCCTGGGCCAAAACTATCTCTTCACCTGGTTGCGTGATAACGGAATTCTGATCGCAACCGGTGAACGCAGGAACGTCCCCAAACAAGAATACATATCCCGTGGGTATTTCACCCTTAAAGAAACCGTGATCGATACAAGCAATGGAAGCAGGATTTCTTTCACGACTCGTATAACCGGCAAAGGTCAGCAGTGGCTGATGAAGCGATTGCTTGATGCTGGTGTGCTGGTACCTGTCGCGGCAACGCGCTAACAGACGTAGTAAGAACCACCAGCATTGTAATGCTGGCTAAAGTCACTTTCCTGAGCTGTATAACGATGAGCGATTTTACTTTTTCTGGCTATGAATTGGCCTTCTTTGTAACACACTCCGGTCTATCCCGTAGCGCCGGGCATATCCTGTCGCAATGTGCAAATCTCGCGGCAACAACCAGTGAATACTTCATTCACAAGCCCCACCGCCTGATCGCGGCAGAAACTGGTTATAGCCAATCAACCGTCGTTCGTGCATTCCGTGAAGCTGTAAACAAAGGAATTCTATCTGTAGAGATTGTTATCGGCGATCACCGTGAACGTCGCGCTAACCTGTACCGGTTTACACCATCCTTTTTGGCCTTCGCACAACAAGCCAAAAATGCGCTGATTGAAAGCAAATTAAAGATCTCTTCAGCGGCAACCAAGGTTAAAGCTGTTCTCGCTAAGACATTGGCTTTATTTAATTTTTTATCCACACCCCCATGTCAAAATGATACCCCCTCCCCCTGTCAGGATGACGTGGCAATAAAGAATAAGAAGTCACAAGTTAAAAAAACAAAAAGATCAGTTTCCGGCGGTGCCGGAACGACCAGACTCAAAAAATTGACTTCATGGATCGCTGAGGCAAAAGCAAAGGCTGACAATCTGCGGTTATCCAAAAAACGCGCTCAAAAACATGAGTTCAAGCAGAAAGTAGAGGCGGCAGCGCGGAAATATGCTTACCTGAAGGACAAGCGTTCTCCTGATATTGGCGGGATATCAAACTTCGATAATCTGCCGCATTGCATGACGGTAAACGAAGCTCTTAATGCGGTTTTAGCCAAAAATAAAGATAACGAAAAATGGGGTATACCGGCAGGATTCAGGGGATGATAGATTGCTCTAATCTGGAGTCACCTGGCGTTTTCAGTTTGAGGTCGGAGATGCAATCTGATTTTTTACAGTTAGCGATCGCTTTTGCAGGATATGTTTGTATTGGCTTCTGTGTATACATGATCAGCCGAAAAATGCTTGTCGATATCGACCGCAAAGAACGAGCAGAGGAGATCTTAGTATGGATTTTCTTTGGCGCGGTCTGGCCATTAGGGATCATGTTTGCTGCAACATTTCTTCGATGTGGATATTCACCCTTCCAGGTGATTTCTATAGAAAAAAAGCCAGACATTGATACAATCGTTGCGGGTGCTTGAGGCTATCTGCTTCAGGCATGACCCGAAAAGCAGATAGAAGAAAGCCCCAGATAACATTACGCGTCCTGCAAGACGCTTAACATTAATCTGAGGCCATATCTATGCTTAGCATACGTAGATTAGCCTCTTACCGACCAAAAGGTCAAGGAGAAGCAGGCTATGAAGCAGCAAAAAGCGATGTTAATCGCTCTGATCGTCATCTGTTTAACCGTCATTGTGACGGCACTGGTAACGAGGAAAGACCTCTGCGAGGTACGAATCCGAACCGGCCAGACGGAGGTCACTGTCTTCACAGCCTACGAATCTGAAAGGTAAGAGACCTGGCGGGGAGTGATCCCCGTCACTCTTCGTGTGTCTGGTAACCTCAATGCACCCTTTTCTCCCCAATAGTGTAAAACACAATGAAGTAGAAGGAGTTATTTCACATCATGCAAAGATTCAGACCATATCTCCCAATAGCCTTCGCGACATGATGACTTTCAGAAATATCTAGCTGTTAACAAAATTCCATACTTGCTTTGCTAATACCACCTAGATTATATATGGAAAAATACACCTAAAACTTAAACAAATTATATCCACAACAAACATCCATCTATTAGGATTAAAATTAATTTAATAATAAATAATACAACACCGGTTCATTTTCTAACAAACCGGTGGGCACCATTATTGGAATAACTTACTGATTACATTAAAAACATTAAGGGCGTTACTTGCCACACTAGACATCTTGGCTGAATTTTTTTCGATTGAGTCAAGAACACTTTCGACTTCCGATAAAGTTCTTCTGCTATCTGCATCTTTTCCTGAGTCTATCGCATCTTTAATTGCAGATATAGCAGACTCTAAATTCTCCTTAAACTCACCTGTCGTCTCATCCTTCAAGAGAAGTTCTAACTCTTGTTTAAGTTTTTCCAATGATGCTCTTTTCTCATCAGTTTTACTAATCTTCCCTGAATAACTGACACAAACACATTCTCTTTTATTGCAGACAGGACAACCATTTAGATAATAACTTTCAAACGCCTCGCCAAGATCATCATCTTTAAAAATAATCCCCCATAAAGAAAACAACCAAGCATATATATCAGCACACTCTTCATGAAGATTTTCTTTGTTGTAATTTTTATCTTCAATTGATTTAGCATAAGCCTCTTGCAACTCACCCAACTCTTCGAATAACCTGGATGAATGATAAAACCCACCAAAAGTAGACCAAATGGTTCTATTCGACGGATAGATGTCATTAATCATTCGTGGCGCATAAGGCGGAAATTGCATAGGTTTAATAGCGTTATATTTATTGAAAAGCTCATCTTTAATTCCTTTTGCGCTTCTTATTTTCTCTGGCTTTCTGTGTGTTTGAGAACAGGAACAAGGCGCCCCTAAGCAATAAGGACAGCAACTAGGAAATTTTTTATAAAATGCTTCCTGTGGTTGTATTTCAAGTTTATCACAGATTGCAAAAAGCCAAGACAATGCTTCTATATAGGTATTTTTTAATAATTCTTTATCCTGATTACCATCACGAATAAACTCACGTGTTAAATAAGCTGTTTTCCTTGTCAGATAAGAGTACATATACTCAAATGATTTTTCTTCATTTTTTTTGCTGTAAATACCTACAATAATATTGCTCATATCATTGATACGTAACATGACATTCCTCTTAAATAAGCCAATACTTCCTAGAACCATATATGCTTCGACAAAGATTAACGGACATCTTGCCTTCACAAACTTTGACGCTACATAAATTTAACCATGTGCATACTAAATATTTAAGGTAGAAAAGTATAGGAGTATTTATTAATAGGTAACTGTTAGTTTACACTCACTTCATACCAGAGTATTTACAAGATGTTATTTTACTCTATTCGCTAGGCGGTGGAATGCGGTTGTATCAAGGGGAGGTAAACCTCCCCCGAAGAAGATTAAAAGTACAAGGGATAACACTTAATCCCACTCAATCCAGTTGTAGACGATACGAAGTGACGGGCGCACAGCGGCAGTCACATCTTCGGTACTAAAGTCGATTGCATCACTGTAGATTTTGCAGTCCAACATTTCAATTGTTGTAGCAGCTTTTGTCACAGCGTTAACCCCGGAAGATTTGGATTCAGGGGTAGCAGCCATCGTGATATCAACATAGTCCTTCGCCGCAATGCGATCTTTAATGAACTGAAGAATATCGCCTTCGATAGTCTCCACGCACTGGACCTGGATTTCCCCAGAGTTTCGAATTGGACCGTGCTGGTTGAACTTCACACCATTCGGACCATAGTCCTCCACATCCTCGCGGGTCATTTCAGGAATTTGCGACGTGCGAACCAGTACGCTGATATCTTCATGGCCTGCAAAAGTGAGCTGGAATTCAGAAGATACCAGTCGTTCGCCTTTGGCCGCGTTGGCAGTATAGCGGCCCTTAATAAATTTACGGTTTCCCTTAGTGTTATTGTGCCCCATATAAAATCCTTTTACTGGAACGCCCGAACAATATCGGAGCTGTTATATATCGAAGAACCGGTCAACTGGAGGTTGACGGTGTTTTTCAGGAAATGCCCATTGCTGTCCCTGGGTGCATCGAGATCGAAACTTATGTCCTGGATAGCGACATCAATGATGTTGATCCGGCGACCAATGTTTAGCGTCACACGCTCCGGGATTCGACCGCCAATACTGGCATCTTTAAGTTCCGGGCTAATCATCGCTGACAATGCGGCGATAGCTCCTGAAACCTCCGTGAATGGGTCAAACAAAGCGATGAAAGTTACTGGCAGCGTGAAAGTCGGCGGTGTTCCCCCCTCCCAAACCATTAAGCTGTTCCAACGGGCCACCGACGTTGTTTCAGTACCAACCTGCGCAAAACCACTGAAAGCACCAGCAACAGACCCCATGGACATACCGGTAAACGGCGCTTCCCAATTCTGGGCCATGTTCATTGCTGCCCCCTGGCTGATATATCCGGTAACCTGGTACTGAGAGTTCGTTAAAGTAACTTTCAGAAATGGCGATACACCATCAGCCTGGCTGTAAACCCCATAAGGTATAGGTGCCATTCAAGTTAAAGGCCGGAGTTCTCCGGCCTCCTCCTTTAGCCAAGGCGCTTACGGCGCAGTTTCATTGACTTTTTGCGGGCAAGTTTTGCCGCGCCGGTCTGGGCTTTTCGACGCGCTTTTTTCAGCGCCGATTTTTGAGCCGCAGTCAGACGTTTTTTCCGCAGGCGTTTACGGATGAGTTTGATCTCACCGTTACGAACAACCTTCTTAAATGCTTCAGTCAGCATTTCATCAGAAGTGCCAGCAACAACAAACGCCGCTTCCAGTTCGTCGCGGTCGTCGCTATCTAAACCAGCGATAGAGGCACCAACATCAGCAGCAGCGTCGTCGTCTTCATCGTCAGCCAGTGCTTCGATCATGTCATCATCTACACCGCATGCTGCGAGGAAGTCAGCAACATTTGCCCATGCTTCGTTATAGGCATCGTCCTGTTCTTCTGTAACTTCGGAGTCGTCGTCATCAGAGATACCAGCGATAGCCTGAACGAAACCATCAAGGGAGTCGAAAGTCAGATCACCGCTATCAGCCCAGGCGAAAACGGCGTCGGCCGCATCACTCAACGCATTCTGCATCGCACTTCGATTTGCAGCTTCCAGAATCATCTGGTGCGCCTGTTCAACGGTCCATTCTTTACCGTCTTTCTCTTCCAGGATTTGCTCAGGAGCCGGATCAGATGGAACGTTATCGTTAGTCTGTGCCGCCGGTTCCGGATTATTATTAATAACCGGATCTGTTGGCGGTTCGGCGCTTGCTCGGGCAGACTCCATCAGCTGCACAGGATCAGAGTTCAAAGCGAAACGGGACAGTCCATTCCCCAAAAATGCCCCGGATTGAAAAAAGTTTTTGCTCATTGTATTCCCTTACTTAATAAGCAGCGGTACGCCCTGGATACGACGGGCTACGCCAGTCGGGCAGCAGGCCCAGACTGCTTCCCATTTATCGAATTCCGCCTGCGTAACTTTCAGCACATACGGTTCTGTACCGTCAGCATCAGGATCACGAGGAGCCACCAGAGCGCCGGAGGCGACAAAGCGATCTAAAAGTTTGGTCATCCCTTTAGTCAGACCAGCCGCAGTAATACCGTCCGGGCTATGCTTCATCTGTCGGGCTAACTGGACAAAGAAACGGCTGATTGCATTCATCAGGGATGGGACGTGCTGGAAGTGCAGATAGTTATCCTGCGTGCAGCAAGTTAAAGCATCGTCGATGATCATCTGGCCAGAGGTGCCAACAGATACTTTATTGAGACGGCCCTTGACCATTGCTTCTTCGTCCGGGGTATCTTCCGGATACAGCGGTTGAATTGACGCACGAGCAATGACGGCACGTTCTTCACCAGCCGGTGAGTAATGCCAACCGCCGACATCAGAGTTTTTCTTGACGCCACGAGCTTTCGCCGCATACGCCGAGCCAGACAGACCGAAGACCACACGGGATTGGGTCCATTTGTCTTTGCAGGAGAACGGGAAGTGATAGACAGCACAGCTTACATAATCGGTACCAAGTAAACCGGTATCTTCAACAGCAGAGATCGCTTCCGTGTACGTCAATGTCGGTTTGACATCAAAGAAGCCATCAATCAGGCGATCTGCACAGATTTTACCTAATGCGGTGATAGCCGCATTGTCATAGCAGCCCAAGCCAAGAACAGCGGTGTACATGTACGGCGCATTGTTCAGCACTTTCACCGCACGCAGGTACGCAGCGGTTGAGATTTTCGACTGATCACCGTTGGTACCACCAGTGAACGCCAACGATTTTTTGTTTGTTACTTTCGCTGTAGAAATCAGCTCTTCATTAACAACCGCGCGCAGATATTTAGAACGGGCTTCCAGAGCCGTAGGCAGATAACACAAGCGGCCCATGTCATCTTTCGCTTCTTCCGCCAAAGACACAGTGTGTGTCTCCAGGGTCGTTACCACACCGAGCGAAGTCGTCTGGGTCAGTTTTAAGAGGAAGCGTTCATTACCCGCGCTGTCCGCTGTTGCCGTTTCGATGGTTAACTCACGGGTAGGTGAAATACACGGATCACCATCATCAACGTAGATAGCAAAGGCTTCGCCGCTATCAAGTTCAATTTCAGAACCATATGGCAACGCACTGTAAGCCGGTTCGCCTGATTCATCGAACATAATAATCGGGAACTTCGCATCATCCGGAACAGCACGGACAACATAACCAGACGTTTGCTGAATAGCTTCGTACACATGGCGAATTGGTTCGAACTGTGAGCCGGAGGACGGCTTCAGCGGTTCGCCGAGAACATCTTCGTAATTGGACTCAGTAACTGCAAGAACAGTAAACGGCTTGCCACGCGCAAATACGCCAATACCAGCCCACAAGCTGCTATTTAATGCAACACCGGTAGATAACGTCGCATCGGCATTGATCGGGCTAACAGCGACGCCGGATGCATTACCTAATGACTGTTGAATTGAATATTGAGACATAACTTTCCCTGTTATGCGCCCCGCACGGGGGCGCTATGTTAAACGGAGAACTTCCCCTGATTACTCAGAGTCACCGGCATCAATCGTGTCGCCGCTTATAAAGTTAAGCCCGCCTTTTTTGGCCATTGTCAGCGTTACACGAGTGAAGTAATCAGCGCCGTTGCGTGGGTGCATATCGTTGATAGCCGAACCCCACAGCGTGGTACGGTTGACCAGCGCCGGAGTGGTCGGATGCTGGAACGGGATGGCCGGGACAGCATCACCAGTCACGAAGCCTGCTTTACCCGGATTTTCATCACGGACGTAGCACAGCACATCCATCGAGCTGAACTGAATGTTCTCTGTCGTTAAGTTCTTACAAATACCAGCAGGTACTTCGTACACTTTCACGTTACCGAACAGGGTACCGATGTAGTGAACATACGGAGTCTGGATATAGTCTTCGGCTGGCTGGAAGAAATCCTTCGGCAACTGTTTGAAGAAAGATGCTGCATCAGCACCAGCAAACATCCCCATCGCACCAGAAGATTTAACGCGCTCAATAATGTCGCGATATACAGTCTGGAATTTGCCACGAATGATGGTTGCCCATACATCAAAGGACTGGTTAACCGGCAGAGCGATGTCAAAGGTGTCGGTCGCAAGAGTACGCCAGATCATGATGCGGAGACGCAACATATCCTGTTCATGGGACAGGTATTCTTTCAGGGTGCGGAACTGTAGGGAACCCAGGTCCAGACCAAATTCACGCTGTGCTTCATACGCTGCCTGTACCGTGTGCTCAGCCGCGATAACGAACTGGCTTGGGAACAGGGTGTATTTCTTCATTTCGTGGTTGATCAGCGGGATCAGCTCAGGAGCGGCTTCAATATTGATTTCCGTCTCAATTGCGATCTCAGTGCCTTTATCCGGCGCTTTGGAGAACGACAGGGCAATCTGACCAATGTTGTAGTTCAGAGAGCAGGTAACAGTGATTTGCTCACCAGCAGCATTAGTAAACGAGTGAAGTAGGCTGCCGGAACCGTTATCAACAACAGACTTAATACGGTTAACGTAGATGTTAGTGCGACCTTTTCGGATTGGTACATTCTGGCCTTCGAAGTCTTCCATCTTGAAGGTTGCGGTTTTGCTGGTGCCATCGGAGCTTGCCACCAGCACATAGCGGCGGCGTAACTGGCTGTACACACCGACGGATTGCATGTCCAGAACATCACCAGCAGCATAAGAACCAAAAGAGGAACCTGCCACGTTAAAGACTTCATAGATGTCGGACTGGTCACGCGTAACCGGAATGAAGGTACACGCATCAGCGGTAGCTGCCCCCAACTGAACAGGCAGGATCATCGCGAGGAATAAAGGCAGACGCATAACACCGTCAGAAACGCTCATCATCTCTGCTGCGACGGATTCCAGCATCGCTTTATTAGTGGCATCCATGCTATTGCGGGTGGACTCAATCAGGCAGTTTTCCAGCGTCTGGTGGCAGGAGGCCAGAATTTCCGGACGCGGCATAGATTTATGTGCTGCGGCGTAGTCAGCCAGTGCACTTGCCCACGCTGTAGCGATTTGAGCGGTGGCATTATCAGAGATACCCGCAAAAACCGGGTCTTTACGTGCAGCTTCAAGGATAGATGCGGCACGCGCGGCATCATCTTTAATGAATTGGTTATCAGTACCGAACTGCGCAGTGCTTGCCCAGCCAAGCACAGCTTTAGAGCGTTTTGCGATATCTGCAATACGATTCTGGTATTCGCGTAAGTTACTCAATTTACTCTTCCTTAAACACAAGGCACTTGTGTGAATCCCTTTTCGGAAGAGATTTTATTGAAAGTCACTTGTTGACTTTCTCGCTAAAAGTAATTTTTTAAATTTTTTGTGCGGGGGAGGGGGGCAAGTAAAACAGGCGTGAAACCGTGGGAATTTCAGTCTGAAATTTTTCATGAATATCTATATATATCATATATTTATACATGAAATAGACGCGGGACATTTTAGACAGGGGAGGGGGCTAAAGCCGCCTCCCACCAGCGGGATTATTCCCCAGCAGACATTTTCCCAATGATTTTTTTTATTGCTTCGTCAATTTCAGTTTGCACTTCAGACGGGAGTCTGGAGAACTCGTAGGCGACAACCCGTTTTTTCGGATCGGACTTCTTTCGGGCATATTGGCGACGGTCAGAGAAGTCTCGCAGCTTCTCAACCACCACAGATTTAACCGGCGCGGGCTTCAGGCTTTTGCTTTCCGCTTTGAAGATAGCCAGTATCTTCGCTTTATCCTCTTTCGCGCCCTCAGTCTCTGCAATTCGTTCGCGCACCGTATCAACCAGCTCTTCAATCGGCACGCTTTTAGCGTTAGCATCCTCGGCGATCTGGAGCAGTAACTGGTAATCTGGAAGGGCGAGATCGCTGGCTACGGGGAAGACAGCAATCATCTCATCCGGCACCGCGGCAGCCTGGAAAGCTCGCGTCACTTTAGCCTTTGAAATGTTCTCAGCGCGGGCGATCTCTTCTTTGGTCATGCTCTTACCATACATAACCTCGAAGCGTTTACCCAGTTCGCGCAGGGTGTGTTCGCGGGCTGTCTGGATATCAATGGCCAGCTGGCGTGCATCCGCCAGGCTGATCTCATCTTTCGTCACCAGAATCTCAAATTTCGTTTCATTGAAGATACACGCAGCGCGGCGACGTGATCCGTCCAATACCTCAATGCGCTCCCCAACCATACGACCGATAGCCGGGAAGAACTGTTGCAATTTAATGGTGCGGGAAATATCGCTTACCGACTCAGGTGTGAGCAGAGACTGATCGCGGCCGTTAACTGCCGGGTCAACGAACGTGCGCGACTCAATCTCACCACTCAGCACAACGGTAAGCAAAAATTTAGCCTGGCGGCCAGATTTTAGGGTAAAGGTTTTGGTGCCTTCACTGCCTTCAAGCATGCGAGCAAACTCGGAGCTATTCTTGCCCAGCACTCGTCCACGGGAAACTATTTTTTTCATGCCGCCTCACCCCTAACAAACTCAATTCGATCAAACACAGCCTTAGTGAAACGCTCGGCCTCGGTTCGTGCCTTCTTCAGCGCCTCTGCACTGCCTGGATACGATTGCGGGTTGGCACTGATTACGGTGTCGAAAGACTCGCCGCATCGCTCAAATCCATCCAGACGAGGCAGAGAAGAGTCCAGAATGTTGCTGGCGTAAACCTCACGCGCAAGGCTGTGTGATGTCTCGTGATCGCGCTTGCCGGTCATCTTCGACATAAAACCAATGCTGGCGCTTAAACGCGGTTCTACGCCTTCCTCCTCCAGTTGCTCCAGCATTTCTGGCAGACGGGTGAGATATTTCAGTGTTGAGTGGAAGTCAACCTGGGCTGGTGGGGTAGGGGTAAGCAGCAAATCGCTGGCCGCCAGACCGTTGAGCAGGAACGGATCCAGGTGTGGACCGGTATCAATAAAGATAAAGTCATAATCATCCGCAACACGATCAATGATATTGCGTCGAAGGATTTCGTACTGATTTTGTCCGGGAAGATGCTCTTCAACCAGCTCTTTCCATTGGCTGGCAACAAAGCCATCGTCGATAGAGGCTGGAATCACGTCTACGCCAGGAACGATGGTCGGACGAATCACCTCTTTGCGTAGCGTCTCCGCGTCCAGGTCGTTCAGCATCGCCTGCGCGGCGGTTTCCAGGATGGAACCAATACTGTGAGTATGGTCGAGGAACATTGTGCTGGATGCCTGAGGGTCAAGGTCAATTACCAGAATGCGCAGATCGTGACGCAGTAAATCCTGATGCACACGCAGAGCGTGCGCCAACGTGACTGTGGAAACCGTTTTGGATACGCCACCCTTCAGGTTTACGACAAAAATAACGTAAGGCGATTTGTGAATGTCGCGATATTTTGGGATCTTACGGTGGGCATAGATATCAATGACGTTCTGGATGGTCAGCGCGTACTGTTCAACGTTACCGACCTGTTTCTTGTTGAACTGGTACCCATCATCTTCCATCTCTTTGATGGCCTGCTCCACAATGCGGCGGCTCAGCTTCGGCAACTTTGCCACAGCGTTACGAGTGAACGTCTGATAATACTCGGTCTGATTGAACTCTTTGCGCTGATCTTCAATATCCTGACTCATGGCCTTAAGTAATGCGCTTGCACGAAGAGCTATGGTGCCGACACCGCCGTAATCGCGTTTCATCATCATCTCCTTATCATTACGTATGAGTGAATTGTACGTTTGATTCTGCTACGTGCAACTTATTTTGATTCGTGCGTAAATTATTGCACGTAAAGAAATGGCGATGAGGCTATTAGATGTGTGCTGGAGGGATGATGCAGGACCAGAATGTGCGATAGAGGGAAGTCGCATTGAATTATGTGTTGTGGAGGGATCGCTGGTATCAAATATGTGCGCTGAAGGGAAAGATAGAAGATTAGATGTGCGCTGGAGGGAAACTTGGATGGTTAGATGTGTGCTGGAGGGAATGTCTGGGCAAACTGCGTGGCGCAACCCTCCAGCGCACACCAAAAACAGGAAAATGGGCAGGCATTCCCGGCAGCGCACATTTTTCAAATGCAGCTGCCCTCCAGCACACACTTATTCGGGAAGTTTCAGCTTTGGATTGCGAGAATGGACGATTACAAAACTTTCCCGGCCTTTCTTCTCAATTGAACAGTCGAGATAGCCGATTGTTTTAAGCTGTTCTATCGCTTTCTTAATGATACGGTTTTGCTCGCCAACAGCTGACTGCAAAGCCAGGCGCTCACGGATTCGCGCGAACGATAGCGGCAACGGGTTCTGCGGAAGGCTTTCGATGAAAGTGTAAATGGCTTGTGCAGCTTCTTTCTTCGGAAGGGCACGCAAGGCGTGGTGTTGCAACAGAACGCGATAATCAAGCTGGAACAGCTCCCAGAGCTTCGAATCGGCCTCCAGCTCTATCAGATCAAGATCAGCATCAAAACGCCCGACCTTCAGAAGACCAGTCTGATAGCCGCCTTTAGCATCTTTTCCGCGCTTAAAAGCGATACCCTTGTTACGCAAGCGTCCAAGTGATTCATGAATGGTTAAACGCAGTTTCGCATCCAGACGTTTTGAGGGGAAACCACAGGCTTTAGCGAATTCCTGAAACGATAACTGGATGGTGTTTGAGGACAAGCCGTATTTGCTGAACGCGTAGATGACACCGATCCACGTTTTGAAATCAGTATCCATATCGAGTCGAGGACCGGTGATTTTAATATCATCGTAACCCTCGGCTTTAGCTATCTCCAGCTGGGAAAACGCTTTGGTGGCATCAATCTCTTTACTTTCTCCTTTGCTCTTTGATGGCTTCGGAACGAATACCCCCAAGCGCATCAATGCTACAGGCTGGACAGTGTTGTTTGAATTAACTGTTAGTTCTTTTGCCTTACTTTCAATGTCTGCGTAAAGAATATCGGAGATAAATGATTGATTCATATTACTTTTTCCGAATTGTGTGGATAGTTTTTATAAGTGGTGATAACTACCCAGGCTTTCCCGTCAGCACACATCCTATATCCCGCCAGCACACATTAGCAACCCGTCAGCACACATTTTTATCCCTCCAGCACACATCGTTTTCCCTCCAGCACACATCGCGATACACTTCTAAGCCAGACGTGGCGCGGCCTGCAACGATCAGGGATCTATATGGATCTAATTGGGATCTGTATGGACCTAATTATTGGATCTACCCAGTGGATAATGTGGATAAGTGAAAAACCGGCCAACATAGCCGGTTGGAAGGAAGGGTATTATTCTACGCTTTCGATAAGAAGACCATGTTCATAGCATTTAAGCTCATCGCCTTCATACAGGAACTGGTATCCAATACCACCATATTCAGGCACATTAGGGAATAACTCATCACTTACCGAAGAACAAATCACACCAATGCAGCGATCAACGCCTTCTCGTTCTTCAGTGCTGAAAAAATCCTCTTCGGTAAGAACATGAGTGCATTGCTCATCAGCATAGGTCGGAAATACATGCTCGATGCAATCCGGGTGTTTTAAACCAAGCTGATCGGCAAGCTCGAAAGCATGACGGTATTGTTCAGATCCTGGCTTGCCAACAGTGATTTGCTCAATTTTGTAGATTGAAGTCGCTTTGTTGATAGTTTGCTTTACTGTTACTTTATCAGACATAAAAATCCCTTTTAGTTACCGCTGATAGCGCGGTTGTAATCATTAACGTTGCGATTCTTCCTGTTAATCCCCATCAGCATCGTTTCTGTATCAAGGATATAGGCTGGCAGATCATCAAAATATTCACTGCTAAACTCTGGCATCCTGCACATAAATGCACTTTTGGGGGCAGGGTGATTAACCTTTGTCGGCGTCGGCGTTAAATTCGCTGATCGACTCCCGGAGCAACCGCTGAGTGTCAACAGGAATGCGCTGGCGAACACTACCCGACGCAACCAGTTGTTTCTGAACTTCAGCTTTTCGTTCCATTTGTCTGTCTGCATACTTCGCTTGTTCTGATTCATTTTTCACTTCCTGGCTGTGAAAATGTTGATCCGCTTTATTCATCGTCTCAATGGTCTGGTTAAGATCAATGATTGACTTATCGCGCTCCTTAACAGCCTGATCAAGGCTGCCAATTTTTTCCAAGGCTTGCTTTAACTGATAACGTTCCCATGCAAACCCAGCACCAACAAGTACGCAAATCAGGACAAGAACACCAGTAACAGCAAGTTTCTCCTTCAAAGACAAAGCTGTTTTTAACGTTGAAAAAAACGACATTTCTTCCTCCTGAAGAAAAATTATCTGTGAAGTCCTTTGTTAAAGTGTCGCCTTGTTTAATTCATCAAGAACAGAATCAGGAACCAAAGCTGCGACTGCGCTGGCGGTGCTGGCCTTATTTGCTGATGCTTCCGCCAGCGCGGTTCCGATAGCATGGTTATAAGCAGTTATGGCTACGCTGGCGCTTTCCTTCGCTCGTTCATACTGCTGTTGCAATGCTGCTACCGGTACTGTTGTCTGGTCGAAAAAAGCACCAAATTGTTCAGTAGCTTCCTTCAGTGCTTCAACTTGTTGTTCTGTCAGTGCTGGTGGGGGAGTCACTGCGCCGCCACCTGAATCAGAGCCTAACGAGCTTCCTGAGCCTGTGTTAAGGGTCTGGTTAATGTCCCCCATAGCAGCGACTAAACTCGACGCATTAAGCGCATTTACAGCGTCCTCAAGCGATTTCGTTGTAGTCGCGTCACCAATGGCAATAGAGATCGGCAGTTCTGAAACTTCTCGCTCATTAGCACGACAGTAAACATCCCAACCAATATCGAGTTGAAGGAGCATTGACAGATCAGCATAACCAGCCAACAGGTCCGCGTGCTGAGTTGCCAGTTCTCCAATGTTCGTTAAGCCGGTTGTGGTTGTTCTGATCGTTGAAACATAGCTGGTAATAGTGTCGGGATAGACAATTGTATCCAGAATTAATCCGGTCAATTCTTCTGCAAGCAGTTTTGCTGTGTTAGCACTGTTTCGTGCCGATGTTATGGCACCAGGTGTTTTCATCCCACCGGCGGCGGCCAATTTTTTATATGCGGATAACTGGTAGTCTTTTTCCAGCATGATATCTCCTAACTTACCTGAACCAGGCCGTCTCCGGACGCTACGGTAGATCCGCATGAAACAGGGTCACCAACGCATACGATCCCTTTACCATTGACGGTAAACCATGCCCTGGTTGATATAGCTTGCCCACCGTGCGTACTGTTTCCATCGGTATGCTGTGCATATTGCTTACCATCAACTAACACTTCGACTCCGTTGACTTTAAGTAGTGGTTCACTCTCTACAGGAGGCCTGGATGGGAATCCTCCGTGCCCCGAACAAATGCTGTCTTTTGTTGCAATACTTGCCACGCCATCACCAATTATTTGCTCTGATTTTCGTTATTTTAACTTAAGTTATTTGTGGGCTGTATGGCGTTTACTTATTACAAAATTGCTCTAATAAATATTGTTTTTTGTGTCGTATTTTCGGTACCATTCAGCCATCGCCCTTCAATGGGCATTTGTTTGGAGTCGTCAGATGCAGATGGAGCTAATAAGCCGCAAAGAGTTCGATAGCCGTGTAACCAGCGGTGAACTCGACAACTTGCAGGCTATCAAGGTGAAAGAAGGCTTTTGCCTCATTGGGAATCAGAGCGGAACAAATCGCGTTTTTATGCTTCGCCGTACGGATTTGAAGCCATTTGTCTGGAAGAACGAAATTGGTCCCAGCTCATACGCTCAAACGAGGGGGTGCCACAACCTGGCCTTTTTCTACAAAGACGAGCTTTCTGTGGTTGATATTCAAGGGTTACAACATGTTTAAGCACTGGAAAAACATTACTATTTATAAACTTTCTCGTGAGGCGGATCTGACCGACTTAGAAGATAAAAAGAAAATGATCCTTTTCACGCCATGCGGTAGTCAGGATATGGCCAAGTTCGGTTTTGTATCTCCATTTGGTGATAATTCCGAAGTTATCGCTATGCATGGAAATGGTTTTATCCTTGTTGAAGCAAAGCGCGAAACAAAAATTCTTCCCCCGCCGGTTATCCAGCGAGCTATTCAAGAAAAAATTGAAAAACTTGAGCAAGAACAAGCGCGTAAACTGAAGAAAACAGAGAAGGACTCCCTGAAAGACGAAGTTCTGCATTCTCTTCTGCCACGGGCTTTTTCAAAGTTTTCTGTTATCCAGGCGATCTACGACGGTTCAACTAAACGTATCTATATCAATGCCAGCTCGCGGCAGGCAGAGGATATGCTCGCGCTTATGCGTAAATCTCTGGGTTCTCTTCCTGTTGTTCCCCTAAGTGTTGAAAATCCCATTGAATTAACGCTGACCGACTGGGTACGTGATGGTAGTGCTCCACAGGGATTTCAAATGGGGGATGCGGCAGAACTTAAGGCAGTGCTTGAGGATGGCGGTATTGCCCGAGTGAAAAAGCAGGATTTGGGAAGCGATGAAATTTCCACACACCTGGAAGCTGGCAAGCTCGTTACTAAGTTGGCACTCGACTGGCAGAACCGCATTAAATTTACACTGGACCATAACTTCAGCCTTACCAGCGTCAAATTTGCGGATGAATTGCTTGAGCAGAACTCTGATATTGATAGTGAAGATGTTGCGCAGCGACTGGACGCAGATTTCTTCCTGTTGACCAGTGAAATTTCGTGCCTGGTTGATGCTCTGGTAAATGCCCTTGGTGGAGAGGCTAAGCAGTGAAAGAGCTGTGCTATGGATCTGTTTGCAGTGGAATTGAAGCCGCGAGTATTGCCTGGGAACCGTTGGGTATGCGTCCGGCGTGGTTTGCTGAAATCGAGCCTTTTCCATCTGCCGTTCTTGCGCACCGCTGGCCCCATGTCGCCAACCTTGGCGACATGACAAAACTTGCCAAAAAAGTCCTGGCTGGGGAAATCGAATCCCCTGATGTGCTCGTCGGGGGTACGCCTTGTCAGGCATTCAGTATCGCGGGCTTACGTGGTGGGCTTGATGATGAACGCGGCGCGCTAACTTTGAAGTATGTGGAGCTTGCAAATGCAATTGACGACAAACGGTCTGAGTCCTTCCTCAAACCGACAGTTATCGTCTGGGAAAATGTCCCAGGAGTCCTGTCATCGGCAGATAACGCCTTCGGATGTTTCCTTGCCGGATTGGCTGGAGAAGATGCGCCATTTGAACCAGGTGATCGACCTGAATCAGGAAAAAGTAACGCGTTCTGGCGGTGGGATGGCAAAACCGGTTGCCATGCTCCAAAGTGGCCGCAGTGTGGTTGTATTTATGGACCGCAGCGAAAGGTGGCCTGGAGAATCCTTGATGCCCAATACTTCGGAGTGGCACAACGACGCCGACGCGTGTTTGTTGTCGCAAGTGCTCGAACAGACTTCGATCCCGCAACGGTACTTTTTGAGTTCGAAGGCGTGCGCCGGAATATTGCGCCGAGCCGAAAAAAGAAGGAAATCGCTTCCGCCATTACTGCAAATGGCGCTGCAATCAGTGGCGAAAGCCTAAATCCATGCCTACACGCTGGCATGTCCCCCGGTATGAAATCGACGAAATCCGTAAACGGTTTCAGGATGGCGGCATTTGGGGAATATATTGACGATGAAACCGCATCGACAGTAAAGGCAAGAGACTTTAAAGATGCCACTGACCTTGCCGTTTTTAGCAGCACTGGAGCAGGTTTTTGGTCAGAAGGGCATGGTACATTGCGGGCGCGTGAGCAAGAAAGCCATGAGCATCTTGTTACATTGGCTTTTCCTGAGCGTATGAGTGGTACACAACATGCAGCAACTAAGAATACTTCACCATCTCTAATGGCTCAAAATCCAACTGCTGTTTGCTATGAAGTAAGAAACGAAGAAGTAGCTGTCCGCCGTCTTACCCCTGTCGAATGTGAGAGACTTCAAGGTTTTCCTGATGGGCATACATTGATCCCTACGGAAAAGCGTAAAAAAGTTAATTCAGATGAACTGGCATATCTGCACAATCACTATCCAGATTTAAGCGAAGAAGAGGCCGCAATGCTTGCAGCTGACGGACCGCGTTACAAAGCGATCGGCAATAGTATGGCGATACCAGTAATGCGCTGGATTGGCGATCGGATTGCCAAGGCTGCATGTCGGCAGAAGGAAGGGAGTGAAACAAAAGAGCGAAAAGTTAAACCAGCGGCAGAATTCGAACGGTCCATATTCAAATGGGCTGGTGGAAAATTTGGTGTTCTGGAACAAATCTTTCGCTATTTGCCAGAAGGGAAGCGCCTGATTGAACCTTTCGTTGGTGGCGGAGCTGTCTTCATGAATGCCGGATACCAGGAAAATCTGCTAAATGATGTGAATGCTGACCTGATTAACTTTTACAAGACTCTGCAACGCGAGGCGCATTCACTTATCACTCTGGCACATCGTTTCTTCCAGGACTACAACACGCAGGAAGGATACCTGGCAGTACGGAATGCGTTTAACAAACAAGTCTATGATGATTTACATCGCGCAGCGGCGTTTTTGTTCCTGAACCGACATTGTTTTAACGGATTGACGCGTTACAACCAAGCCGGTGAGTTCAATGTCGGTTATGGGAAGTATAAAACTCCGTATTTCCCATTGCAGGAGATGGAAGCCTTCCTTGGTGCGGAAGGGCGTTCTGAGTTTGTATGTGGTGATTTTGCTGCGGTGATTGAAGCTGCCGGAGAAGGAGATGTCATCTTTTGCGATCCGCCGTATGAACCGCTCCCAAATACAGAGGGATTCACGAACTATTCCGGTCATGACTTTAAGTTTGAAGAGCAAAAACGCCTGGCGTCTCTGTTGACGGATGCTCATCGCCGAGGTGCAAAGGTTCTCATTACTAACAGTGGCGCGCCAAACATCAGAGAACTTTATCAGGACAGTGGCTTCAGAGTGGAACCTCTTTTTGCCAGACGTTCTGTGTCTTGTAAGGGGGACACTCGAGGTGTTGCTCATGACGTTATAGCAATATTGCTCTAATAAATTTATTAGTGTAATATCGCCTCAATGAATCGTGATTTATAGAGCGATTTAGCTGTTAGCCGCGACAGGCGCGGCGGCAAGTATGGCGGGGTAGTGACTCCTTCCCCCTCATGACGCCGAGTTGCCAGGTTGACCATACGCCTAAGTGGCAACACCGAAGTGCGTTACGAGCTTCCAGTTTGCCCATCTTCGGGTGGGCGTTTTTTTCAGGGTTTTCGTCATGGTTAGCGACTTTGCGGCGGTTTAGAAACTGACCATTAAAGTAAATGCAAACGATGATCTGATGATGGTAGCGGCCTAAGAAGCCAGACGCCACGGGGTATGAGTCGTCCCCCGTCAAAAAATCGACCGCAGAGTGTCCCCGTCTGTGTATTAGGGAACGGGGAGGCACAACAGGTAAGGGCGCTGGTGTGATTAACCAGATGAACGAGAAGGGGCCATCTGTTGGTCAGCGTCCTTTCCTGTTGCGTCTTCTTTTCAGCGTAACAGCGGTGCTTAACAGCACTTTGGGTACAGTTCCACGAATTTACGGGTATATCCCGTCATGCTGAAAGCGCTAATCACGCTGGAAGCCAGGGTTATGCATCCCCTGTTACCGAATTGCAGCCAGGGCGCGGTGCGCCGAAAAGCATACGGAGGTGGAAGCCCTCGCCGGAGACGTACCCGGCAAGTGATGGTGTAGCTCAGCGGTAGAGCAGTTGGCTGTTAACCAACTGGTCGGTGGTTCGAATCCACCCACCATCGCCACTTTAGGGGAGTTAGTCCGTAGGGGTAGCGGGGTAGACTGTAAATCTACTGTCATTGCGACTCGGGTGGTTCGACTCCATCACTCCCCACCAAATTGCCGATTTAGCTCAGTTGGTAGAGCAGTCGCTTTGTAAGCGAATGGTCAGCGGTTCGATCCCGTTAATCGGCACCAACATAACAGGTAAGAGCATTCTCCCTTATGGGGCCTGGCTTAAATGCATCGAGTGCTCTTACCGTTGTGATGAAGTGCAGCTCTTTGAAGCAACCAGAAGATAAGCATCTGGCTTCACAACATAAACCGCAGGAACGACCAATAAACGGTAGTCCGTATGGAGAACACCCCGTTGAGGAAGAGGCCTGGCCGGAACCGTAACCGGCACTACAACGTTGAGAACACTGGCGTAACGGGGTCATATCCCAATCTACGAATAAATGTTGCGTTGCAGCGTGACAACCAGTGTTCTCAACATTGTGGTGAATGCACAGGCTGATGTGCCGCAACTACAGTAGTGCGCGCTTTGCGGGGCTTGCTACAACCCTGTGTCGGAGTTCAGCACCGACCATCACAGTTTGATTCTCTGGCATGAGCATAACGCTGAAATAAGTCCAGCCTGGTGCGGCCCGATCACCCGCCGTTAGCTCCACGAAACGGAGCACGTAACAGGTAAGAGCATTCTCCTGTAACGGGTTCATATCCCAATCTACAGGTCCACCAAGAATGCTCTTTCCGTTGCGGTGAATGCGGCTAAGCGCACGCGGGGAAATGGTTATATCAGTCCATTCATTTCTCCTTGTTTCCCCGTCCACGGTGGATAACCAGCCAAAGGACACCGGGAGGCACCCGGCACCGCAGCTTTTTTATTCGTTAAATAATGGAGTGAGAGGATGCAGAACAATCCGAACAAATGTCGAACGCTATGGGTGCGGTTATATATTTATGCCGTCCTCTGTTTGATTGTGTCACTGGTTCTGTATGTTTGGCTTTTGCCAAATATGATCTCATCTAACAGCACAATACTTGTATTGTTGGGAGTCCTTCTCGCGCTCATTTACCCGGCTTTCGCAGTAGTCTTTTTTCGTGAAAAAACCAGGAAATTAATTAATGAAAAAAACGTTGATTAGTGCAGCGATTATTTTGGGTTCTTTATGTCTGACCGGATGCGATCGGGTAGAGCCAGGTAACGTAGGGATCAAAGTAAATAAGCTGGGGGATGATAAAGGTATCGGTGAAGTAGTTGGTGTTGGTCGCTACTGGACAGGCTTGAATACTGAAGTTTATATCTTCCCGACCTTTAAGCAAATGAAGACATACGATGAGCCGTTCAGCTTCCAGATGAGCGACGGAACAACCATTGGTTACCACATCGGCGTAGCCTACAAGGTTGATCCAGCAAAAGTCACAACGGTATTTCAGACCTATCGCAAAGGTGTAGATGATATTACTGATACCGATCTACGCCAGAAGGTTGCAGATGCTCTGAACCGGTTAGCCAGCAAAATGACCACCGACAAATTTATCGACGGTGGCAAATCTGAATTGCTTGATGCAGCCCTTAAAGACATTCAGGAAGAAATGACGCCAATCGGCATTCAGGTGATGAGCCTCTCTTATGTAGGTAAGCCAGAATACCCGCCAACAGTTATTGACAGTATTAACGCCAAAGTCACGGCAAACCAAAAAACCCTGCAACGCGAGCAAGAGGTCAAACAACGTGAAGCAGAGGCCAACATGCTGCGCGCGGAAGCTGCCGGACAGGCTGATGCTATTCGCACAAAAGCCCAGGCCGAAGCTGATGCCATTCGTTTACGTGGTGAAGCTCTGCGCCAGAACCCCGGTGTTATGGAGTTGGAAGCGATCAACAAATGGAACGGTACATTACCGCAGTATATGACCAGTAATACCGCTGTTCCGTTTGTTCCGGTGAAATAAAAGCGTAAGCAAAATTGGCAGTAATCCGGCCCTTTAGCTCAGTGGTTAGAGCTGGCGACTCATAATCGCACGGTCACCGGTTCAAGTCCGGTAGGGGCCACCATATTTGGTTGTAACACGGCGTCTGGCACATGCGTCGTTAGCGGTCTGGTGACGTTAAAAGGGGGGAACCTTGCCCCTAGCTCAGGCAACGAACCAGGTAGCCGGAATGTGCAAGCCACCGTTTGTTGTTTCTCGGGTAAAGGGATTCACCATCCTGGCGATTCGGTGTGACAGCCGGGAAGAGTCCGGCGCATTAATCCTAATTTTCTGGTGATGACTCATATCGTTAGGAGTGATTTGAGTATGCCGATTATATCTGACATTCAGCACGCCTGGGTGGAGTGCTAATGTCTGCATCCCCTCTTGAATCCATGCCAAATTCCCTTAGTGCAGAACAAGCTGTACTTGGTGGCTTAATGCTTGATAACTGCCGCTGGGATGAAGTTGCAGATCGTATAGTTGCTGATGATTTTTATACCAGTGCTCATCGTGAAATTTTCAGTGAGATGGAGAGGTTATTAAGTCATGGCAAACCGATTGATTTGATAACACTTGCTGAAGCACTTGAACAGAACGGTAAATTAGAACGCGCCGGTGGTTTTGCGTACCTTGCGGAGATGTCAAAGAACACGCCCAGCGCGGCAAATATTTGTGCTTATGCGGATATCGTTCGTGAACGCGCGGTTGTTCGTGAAATGATTTCCGTCGCAAATGAAATAGCCGAAGCTGGATATGCGCAGGATGGCAGGGGCAGCAATGAATTGCTGGATATGGCCGAGCGCCGCGTTTTTGAAATAGCTGAAAAACGACAAAAGAGCGGTAGTGGTCCAAAAGATATCGCCAGCATTCTCGATGCAACGGTATCTCGCATAGAAGAGTTGTTTCAGCGACCACATGATGGTGTAACGGGGCTTGATACGGGATTTACCGATCTCAATAAGAAGACGGCAGGGCTTCAGCCGTCCGAACTCATCATTGTCGCCGCCCGCCCATCTATGGGGAAGACCACGTTTGCGATGAATCTCGTCGAAAATGCCGCAGTTCGTAACGATAAGCCCGTATTGGTTTTTAGCCTTGAGATGCCGAGCCACCAGCTGATGATGCGCTCACTGGCTTCTCTTGCACGCGTTGATCAGACTCGTATTCGGACAGGGCAACTTAACGACGAGGATTGGGCGCGGGTTTCTGGCGCAATGGGTATTCTGTTGGACAAGCAGAATATTTTTATTGATGACTCAAGCGCCCTGACGCCGACAGAGCTACGTTCCCGCGCTCGTCGTGTTTATAAAGAAAATGGTGGTTTGAGCATGATTATGATCGACTACCTGCAACTTATGCGCGTCCCCGAGCTGCAAGATAACCGAACGCTGGAAATTGCCGAGATTTCTCGCTCACTGAAGGCGTTGGCGAAGGAATTACAAGTACCGGTGGTGGCATTGTCACAACTTAATCGATCGCTTGAACAGCGTGCGGACAAACGACCGGTAAATTCAGATTTACGTGAATCAGGAGCAATTGAGCAGGACGCAGACCTGATTATGTTTCTGTATCGCGACGAAGTTTATCACCCGGATAGCGAAATGAAGGGCATTGCCGAGGTAATTATCGGAAAGCAACGAAATGGCCCAATTGGCACGGTGAGATTGGCTTTTAACGGCCAATACTCACGGTTTGATAACTATGCCGGTGCTGACTGGCAAGAGGATTATTAATGCAATGGAATGAGGAAAAGCCGATGAACATCCTGATCATTGGGCGAAAATTTGCAGCCATCAGTGATGTGAAAACATATACGGAGATGTGGTCTTATAACCTGGCCTGCGCCTTTAGTGAGGCAGGGGTAACATTGCAATACCATCGTCCATATTCCCCTGGCGTCGAAAGCCCCGAGGATTATGTTGAAGCTGTGTTGACTGCTGCGACAGCATGTTCTGCGAAGGCCATTTTGGCACCAGGATTGAGGTATTTTACTACGGTACCCAGGGAAATAGGCATGCAACTGTGTCGCCGATTCTCTGGATGGGTAGCCCAGGTATATGACGGTTCTATGCTGGATTCGGCACCAGTCGATATTACTTTTACTGTCCGCGATGATACCTGGCGGTACCTGGATAATCCCGGTCGGTTAGAACGTCATAATCGCTTTAACAAACATGTTGGATGGGCAGCGAATCAGGAGCTGTTCCATCTGGAAACCAAAACGGACGATGTTCTGCGTATTTTTGTAGACCACGCTGCATTTGATGTTAGTGGTTTTGATCACTCCTTAAGTATCCTTATGAACCTTCAGCGTCTGACCGTTCCGTATGAGGCCAGAACGTTGACTGATGACGGATTGGTTACCATTGATCCGGGGAATATTTCGGTAACTCCATACAGGCGGACGCCGGTGCCAGCAACCGAATTTGCAGCTGAATTGCGTAAGAGTGACGTTTTTATCGTTACGCATCCCGAAAGCCTTGGATTAACTGTTCTTGAGGCGGCAATGTGCGGGGCGTTGGTATTAACGCCTCCCGATTGCCTTCCGCCAGATCGCCTGGCTTTGGTGAACCATATGGTTATCAAGTCGCGGATTGATTGGGATGAGGTTATTGCTCGCGTTGATCGCGTGAAAAATGCTGAAAAGGTCCAGTGTCACACCTGGTCGGCAATTGCGGAAAAGATGCTTGAGACGTTTATCACGCAGAAACCGTCGCGCGGTAACGGATAAAAAATTGAACCCGTCATAACAGAAAAGCCCGAACGCCGGGCTTTTCTTAAGCCTTGTCAACAGAGACTTGAGCGGCTTTTATGGATAGATTCCCGCTGGCCTCTATCGCCATACTTCCCCCCGCCTTCAGGGCGACATCCGCGCCTGACTTTATATCGAGATTTCCTGCGGAAGAGATGAATGCCGGACCTTGAGAAATGGCATATAACTCCCCGGCCTCGTTGAACCCGATTGTTGTTCCACTTTTCAAGTGCGTAACGGCCCAGGCTCCGCCCGCCGTCCGGATCTCCATTAGTCCGTTCCGCGACGAAATAAAGTCTTTTTTGGCGCTGGTTGATGGTTGTGCTGGTGCACCTTCGACTTCAGGCGGTACATAGCCTTCACCTTGTCCTGACGCTTCAGGCGGCACATTGGGAGCGCCACCGGATGCATCCTGTGCATAACCGATTATCAATGGCCATCGAGAATCCCCATTGTAGGGAAATTCTACCCATACTTTATCGCCGGGCAGAAATGGTGAAAACGTATTTGCATTGGACAATATAGCTTCTGCCCACGGCAATGAAGCATCTGGTAACCCATCCATCATGCCGACAACGCGTATTTGTGTACGCATCAGACCTTTAGGGTCATCGACACTTACCACTACAGCCCGATACTTCCCTGTCAAACTACCCATTCACCACTCCTAACTGTGCACGGCTGACAAAACGGAAGCGGTCTTCGAAATGAGTCACGGACATCACTATCATTTTGTCAGGGATAGATTCATCGAGTTCTCCGTCACCTGCCGTGTTATGCACGACAATTTTCAGCGTTGTACCCGGAGTTAGCGCGGCATTTCCTTCCACCAGCATATCGAGGCGGGGGAGAATAAATTTGTTGTAGTTCGCCAGCGCGGTAGGATCGGGATTGCTCGTAAATTTAATGGGGTCTTCCTGGTTACCTGAGTAAACCACACCTTTGGTCATGTCATAACTTGCCATTCTGTAATTGTGGCGGCGCTGGTATTCATAATCGGCATTCAGGATGTTGAACTGACTAATTGTAAATCCGGATGTGTTGGGATTGGCGGACTCATAAGTAAGCGATGGAGCGGCGTTTGCCATTTTTTCCATACTTTTAAAATTGATCGTCCCCCTGGATGCCCAGCACATAGAACCGGTATCCCGGGCTATCTCCTGCAATACCTTGGTCGGTTTTTCTCCAACATTTAGGTGGTATGTGGATGTTTTTCTGAATGAGTCAGCATTTACCTTCAGACCAGGGGTAAGAGAGGAAACTACGGCTGATGGGGGCTTATCAACAAAATACTGTGCGCTGGTGGACGGAACTTTTAATAACCGCACCGGGTTACTAAACGCGTAAATCAGTACAGTATCGTCCTTGCGCGGCGCTTTAAGAACAAAGAACTCTTCCGAGAAGAGGATGCCGCCATGACCTTCCGGATCACCAAGTGAAACGGTCAGTATTGTCCCAAATTTCACCCCCAGCTTATTGACCACGTAAGCCGTTGAATCCCTGACCATGAGCATAAGCTGGGGACCAGATAGCTCCCCGGGTTCGACATAGGTACATCCTACGATCATTTCGCGAGGGATTTCGTTCTGCCCAATTGAAACAGATTGCAGGAATAGCTGAGTGCGTTTTGAATCAGTTTCCGGGGCTGTGGTGGTCTTTGTGGCCATCTCATTCCTCCAGAATTTTCGCTTTTACCGTTATGGTGCCGGTGGTTTGCTGCATATAAGCCAGGATAGGAAGCTCCGCCACTACTGTGAGGTTCAATCCAACCGCGAACAGCCTGTTGTCGGCGGTGCCGGTGGTCAGATCCTGAAATGCGATTGATTTTTGCCCTTCTATGTAACAGGTAACCGGTATCTCATAACCGCCGACATTGGCAGTGTGAGTGAAAGATGCCTGCCCGAGGCTGGCATACATTCGTAGCCAGAATGCTAATGCAGTTGAAACCATCCCAAGAGATTCCTTCTCGTCACTGGCTATCCATAGCGAATATTCCAGTGAGAAAGGGATAGTCGATACCAGGGCTTCAATCTCATCATTTTCATTGGTGACATGCCCTTCATCGTAATTATCCCGGCACAGTTCACCTTCATAAATTGAAAACGCGGGAGAACGAGACAGATTCACAAGCGGCATTGCCAGCTTATTTACCGGGCCAGCAGCGGCTGTATCTTTGCGCCCGGCGCGATCGGCTTCAAATGACGACAACCACTCCTTCACATCACTAAAAGTGCCGAGCGTTATGCGATCTCTTGGTGTGCGTTTCAGGAACTCCCGGAACGACTGGTTAATGCGATCATTAAAGCTGACAACTTGTGAGTCGAACGCTTCGTTTAAAGCCTGTGCGAGCGCCGAATCAATGCCATCAATAGTGGCAAATTCCAGCTTACCAGTTGGAGTAAGACCTTTTTTCTTAAAGATGGCCAGTAGCCATTCCTGATTATTCAGAATCACCGATGAAATTCCCTTCAAAGGCGCGTGAAGGCACGCAATAAAACAAACTGCCTACCCTGGCAGTGCCGTAATTGAATATTTTATGGATGTACCAGAAGCGGCGAATGGTTGTGCCGTCTGACAGCTGTTCCAGCCATTCGAGCATAGAACCCACTGGCACATTAACGGCGGCCAACCGAAGGATTAAAGCACTGTCGCTAATTCCCGTATTATCACTGCCGTCGTATAGCGCGTAGAAGGCGTCCATCTCATCCGGGCAGTCGAGGGCCGTTATCAGTTCTGGATCCTGATAGTCATATATGCGTTGGTTCGGTTCTATTATTTCAGATGCCGTTTCAGGTGCATTTTTGTCTCTGTAAGGTATTGCGCGATACAGAACCGCATCGAATGAGTCAGGGTCTAGCTTGATTGCTTTGAGCCAGTCCATCCGCACAAGGTTATTAAAAACTGCATGACCTTGATAACGGTGGCGCACACCAGAATCACTAAGCAGGCCGTGATCCAGATTGGGAAGGTGATTGTCCTCCACAGGATCAACAATATTACCAACGTTAACACCATCGGTTTCGATTTCAGCATCAATATCTTCCTCTTCAATCAGTTCAGAACCTTCGCCTGGAATATCCGGATCCGATTCGGTGTCCGGGAGGTTATCACCAGTCACTTGTTGTGATGGTTCTGTGTCCTCAAACATGTCATCAAAGAAACCAGCCATCGATTATCCTTTCCGTTTACGGGCTTCGTTAATTTGTGTCTCAAGAATGCTTCGCGCCTGCGCAGTGGCAGCGGCCTTGTCCATTCCCTGACTCATGAAAAACTTTATGAGGTTGTTCGCCTGCGTTTGCAGGGCTTTTTTGAGAGCGTCGGCTTCAGCGCGAGCCTGGGCTTCCCTCACCCGCGATGCTTTTAGTTCGGCATTCTTCCTGTTTGCCGTGGTGCGAGCTTTTTTTAACAACCGGCGAACGTTGTCCGTGGCGCTATCTTTTGCGCGTAGTTTTTTGCCTAATGCATCCTGAGATTTCAGATACAGCTCATACTCACGCGCAGCTTTAGCCTGATCCGTCGTTGTTGTCCGGTTGCGCGCGAGCGATTTAGCCAGTTCGCCTTTGAAATAGGTTGTTGTCTTCCGCTTGTCATCGCCGAAGGCTACCTGTTCAGCTGCTTTTTCCAGGGCAATAATGATGGCCTTGTGCCATGTGGGAGACTGAAAACGCGTCATAGCGTGCAAAACATGTTTGCAAGCCACACCAGTCAGATCAGGGTTGCGGATTTTGGGGAATGCATACTCTTTTGGCGGCGCGACAGCATAGTTACCAGCCGTGGCCATATAACGATACCAGTATTGATGGCGTCCACAATCACAGTCGAAAGATACCCGGCCCTTGCAGAGATCGGCAGCGATTCGGGCTTTTTTCGCACCGTCTTCAGCAATTTCCTCAACGGCTTTATCCCATTCCTCAAATCGAATTCTGACACGGTGATGCTGGTGGACCGACTCATCCGAGGCATTAACAGATATCAATGCAAGGTTGTGTTTTAGCCCGAGGAATGTTGCGGCTTTGATCCCTGTGCCATCAGAAACCTTGTTGTTAGCGCGTTTTATATCAATGCTGGTGGACTGCGCCACCAGCTGAGCATAGGTAATGCCGGGTACCGTGCTCTTGAATTTGGTTTTATGAGACTGCCTTGAGGTGTTGAAACTGCGTATATCTTCGGGCGTAAAGTAGGTGCCATCTTTCTTTTTCCCAAGGCTGAGGAATGCCTCAAGTTCGCGGTTACGCATCCCCATAATCCTTGGGGTGAGTGTACGTCGCGCGTTTCGCCGATTCTGACGCTGCTGTTTACGGATAAGATCGAAGACCTTGTTAAAGTCTTTTGCACTTAATCCATCAGTCTGATAGCGACCAAGGTTGTCGCGAGCATATTCAGTTGGCATTCATTTCCCTTACGCAATGGATAATGTCCCTATTACCTGGCCGTCGTATTGGAAATGGCGAATCATTTCGCGGATCCAGGTGGCAGGTGGGAGTTTTAATTTTTTGCCAACAGTCATACCCTGAGACTCATCCTCAAGCCCGGCGGCGAGCGTCACAACCCAGCGTAGCTCTGCTATGCCCCACATACGGTAAGCCAGCAAATCCGGGCGATATTGCTCATCGGGAAGAACGTAATAAATCGTCAGATTCTTGTCGTTCGATTCACACATAAGCATCACCTCTTTGCGTAGCTCTGCCCTGAGTATTGGATCGGCTATGTTGCGGTCGTCATACCGCGACAGAGGATATTGCCGGGTGCTTTGGGTTGTAGTGATTGATGTAGCCATAGTCAGCCTGCCAGAAATAGATGATGGTGATTCTACCGCTAGTCATTTGTTGAATATTTAACTCAATAAAAGAAAATTATTAGTGCAATTTTGATTGTGAAATGTATCATTCTGCCCTTAAGTAGGTTCTTCACGAGGAAACAAAATTGGCAGAACGTGTTGATGATGCAGAGCTGAGCATGAATCAGTTAGAAGCTCTCAAAGACATGGCCATCGATAACATCAGAAAGCAGGCACAGGTCGTGAGCCAGGTATTTACAGGGAAGTGTCGTTACTGCAATGAATCGATTGAATCAGGCATTTATTGTGACGCTGAATGTGCGCAATGGCACAGGGAAGAGCAGGCCGCAAAACAGCGTAAATATGGCATGCGACCGGCAGGATTTGACTGATTATGTTGCGCTTTACTGAGGAAGAGTTTCAGGCTTTTAGTGAGCGTCGAAATAAGGGGCGGTCCAGGCCAAAAACCAAAAAGGATCCATTCTTATCGCTTGCGCCGGTAAAAGAAGTTTCTCCACATGCGAAGGCACTTGCAGCACTGGCAAAGAACCCAGACCTGCGCGACGGAAATTGCGAGCACTTCGAGCAGGTTTTCATTTTTGATTACTTCGAACGCAAGCACCCTGACATCTATGAGCTGTTGCATGCAACGCCTAACGGAGGGAAGCGTTCAAAAGCAACCGCCGGGAAAATGAAGGCTGAAGGGCAGAAAAAAGGTTATCCGGACATGAGTCTCGATAAAGCATGCGGTATTTATCACGGCATGCGAATTGAGCTTAAAGAACCAAATGGTAAAGCCCCGACGAAAGAGCAGATCGCCTGGATGCGCAGGCTTAGAGAGGAAGGCTACTACGTTGTTCTTGCGTATGGTGCAGAACAAGCGATTACCGCCATCCTGGAATACATAAGTCTTAAAAAGGGTGAGGCTATTGAGCATGTATTGAACGGCGATAAGTGGTTGCATGCTGCTTAAAATAATAAATTAATTAGTGCATGTACGCTCTTTGTGGTAGTGCACTTTAACATCGGGAGAATAATCGTGTCATCCAAGGTTAATTATGAGTCGCTGGCATCGGTCATGCCGCGTAATGAACAGGAAACAGATGCTGTAGTGGACCCTGTAATCGCTGAAATGAATGCTCGCCTGGAGGCTGAATTTGCAGCTGAGAATGAACATACCACCCAGGGCGACTAGGACTGTTTTTTGTGTCGGTAGCGGTCCGTCACTCACTCGTGAGGACTGTGCTGCTATAGAAAAAACTGGCTGTTCAATCATCGCGGTTAACAATTCCTGGCAGATGTTCGATGACATTTATGCCTTATACGCCGGTGATTTGTCATGGTGGAAGCAATACGGATCCACCATACCGGGAGGGAGATTCCGCAAAGTGACAGCCAACCTGGCGGCGGCGAAATCATTTTCGTTGGAGTACAGGCGATATTGTGGACCGGCGGAAGGGGTAAATAGCGGCGCGCAGGCTATCAGTCTGGCTGCTGAATCAGGGGCTGAAGTAGTGGTATTAGTCGGCTATGACTGTTCTCTGCAAAACGGCCTTCATTGGCATGGCGCGCACCCTCAAGCACTACGGAATCCAACGCAGGTGTCTATTTCAAAATGGCAACAGCAGTTCCTGGATACCCGCAAAAAACACGCAGATTTACATATTTTGAATGCAAGTAGGAGCAGTGCAATTCAATGTTTCCCAAGAATAAATTTAGAGGCAGTGATCGCGTTATTATCGTCGGCAGTGGCCCAAGCGCCGCAAACTTTGTTGCGCCGCGCGGAGTGCCGATTATAGCGGTCAATGGGGCCATCGACTGGCTTAACCGCGCTTCTTATTTTTTCACCCTTGATCCATCCCCAGACAATATGCGGCGCGTTGGTCGTGGCCGCCGTCGCCGTGGTGTTTGTTATTGCATGGCACTACCCGATGTTAAAGAACGTGAAGTCAGAGATGGCGTTCTGTGCTTCCGTCGTGTGGCTGAACGCGGCATGGAGCCAAAAAATACGAATTCTCCCGAGTGGTGGGCGTGGCGCTGGTCCGCACATTTCGGCCTTTGCGAAGATGAGAATGAAATTGCCAGCGGCAATAGTGCATATGGTGCTCTGAACCTGGCTTTCCATATCGGATTCAAACATGTAGCTCTGGTGGGCGTTGACGCTACGCAAGAACTACGCGTTCACTCCGGCGGCACGCCAAAAAATCTAAGTCACCTGCCTTTGTTATTCCAGTCTGCGCGTGAACAGATTGACGTTGTTTCATGCGGGAAAATGGGAGGTATTCCGCAGATGACTCTTAAAGAATGGCTGAAGAATACATGATGGCACCCACAATTTATCACCGTATCGACGGTACCAAATACAGGAATGTCTGGGTTGTTGGTGATCTGCATGGTTGCTACACCAGACTGATGTCCGAACTCCATCGTGTGGATTTTGACCCGGCGCAGGATTTACTGATATCGGTCGGCGACCTTATCGATCGCGGTACTGAAAATGTCGAATGTCTGGAACTATTGCAGATGCCCTGGTTCAGGGCAGTGATGGGGAACCATGAGCGGTTGATGCTCGATGCGTTAAGTCCTGATGGCAACGTGAATAACTGGCTAATGAATGGCGGACAATGGTTCTTCATGCTGGACACTGATCAGGAAATATTAGCCAGGGCGCTGGTGGAGCTGGTAAAGCGTCTGCCCTATATCATTGAGTTGAACACCGGGCAAGAAACTATCGTTATAGCCCATGCCGACTATCCGGATAATGAATACCAATTCGGTAAGGAGGTGCCGCTTTTCAACGTTGTCTGGGCGCGCGAGCGTATCAGTGATTCGATGGATGATATTGGTGGCGAAATTTCGGGCGCAGATCGTTTTATCTTTGGTCACACTCCGGTGAAAAGCCCGAAGACATTCTGGAATCAGCAGTATATCGACACTGGTGCCGTATTTTGCGGAAACCTGACATTGATGAAAGTGAAAGGTGATGGTGCAGCATGAAGATTGCTTTAGTTTTTCGCTCTGGTGGTGACTATAACGCTTCCGATGTGCAGTGGCTGGTTAATCAACTGCCAAAAGGCTATGAAATTATTTGCCTGACAGACCTGAAGCGTTTACATGTACCTGGCGTCAAAGTTGTCCCATTGATCAACCAGTGGCAAAAGTGCCGTGGCTGGTGGGCGAAAATCGAGTTGTTCCGACCGGATATAACCGATGATCTGTTCTATCTGGATTTGGACACGGTTATTGCCGGTGATATACGCCCAATCCTAGAGCATCCACCAACCAGCTTCACCATGCTTAGGGATTTTTACCATCCACAATATCGTGGCAGCGGTGCCCTGTGGATACCAAATAGTGTTAAAGCGCATATCTGGAGTGCATTCTGGCAAGATCCGGAAGGTTGGATTTCTCGTTGTGTCACTACTGAGTGTTGGGGTGACCAGGGGTTCTTACGAAAGGTTATGGGCGATGATACACCAGCATTTCAGGATCTGTATCCAGGATGGTTTGTAAGTTACAAGGCCGATGTTGTGGAACCTGGTTCAAAATATGCGAGCGCGCGTTACTCCAGGGGGAATGGGGCATTACCAAAAGACTGCCGAATAATCTTTTTCCACGGCAAACCGCGACCTCGCGAAGTGTCAGAGGATTGGCTTCCCCTTATCAGCTCATTTTTTGAGCGAGAATCAGAATAATATTGCTCTAATAATTCCATATTTTTAAAACGTGATGTACACTCATCACGTTTTTTATTAGAGCAATCTACAAGGTGCACTATGTGGCCATTCCGACGGAAATATCACTACTGGCTGATCGCCTTTGTTACGCCGACCGGCGGTATCAGGCATGTCATCACCAGGTATCGCAACAAGAGACTCACCTTAGCCAGAATTTTACAGGCTGCCATAGGTGAGGGACTGGATACAAATTGCGTAGTCCTTCCTCCTTCATACTTAGGAAAAATGACCGAAGCACAAGCTAATACGGAACTTTGAAATGAGCACTTCAGCACAAAACCAATCAATCGAAAATGTATGTATCCCTGATGTCCTGAATGCCGGTATCCCGGCCATTATCCAGAACATCCGGGCCGCGCAACGCCGCGTTAGTTGTGATGACCTCACAGCACGTTTTTTTGATAATGCGGTTCAGTCAGCGGAGATGCTTCACGCACAGCTTATTGATGTTTATAACGCAGAAGCTGATAGCCATAACTCCCTGGTAGATGCAGCTGAAAATATGCAGTTGGATCTCGGTCTGAAGGGTAAAGAAATTGAAGAGCTTCAGCTGGAAATTGAACATTTGAAACGCCAGCAACAGGACGCGATCGACGATGCGACGCATGACGCCAACCAGCGTGCTGATAATGCCGAACGTATAAGCATTGAGCTGGAAACAAAACTCAATGAAATGACCGCGATGGTTGAACTGCGGAACTCACAGATTTCAACGCTAAAATCTCAATATAAAGAGATCATGAAACTTGATCCTTTTAACCTTGAGAAACGCTATAACAAAGCTAAAAGCGAGCGACAGGAACTGCGTAAGCAGGTCGCCGACCTTAACCAACAGCTCAAAAAAACTATTAAAGATGCAAGCGAGGCGCGCGTGGCATTTGCTAATAAAAAAGCAGAGGTTACCGCGCTGGTTAATGAGAATGCCAAATTTGCGACGCTCAAGAAGGAAATGTATGGCATTACTGAGCGCCGTTTCCCTGCAAGCAAACTTCATCCGACGTTAGGGCAAATCTCCTTCTTCCCGCGCCTCCTGGCTTATGGGATCTCATCGCCTAAAGAGTTCAATAACGAGCGTCCTTATATCGTTTCTAAGCTGGACTTTGCTTATCAGTTCTGCTGCGACATGGGCTATGCCATTGATATCCGAATCAACGAATGGTTGATGCCAAACTTCCAGCCGTTGGCAATTTTCCGCGAGTTCCAGCCGGAAGGTTGGGTAGAGTTCTTCCATGAATTGATCTGTAAAGAGATGGAAAGCCGTCGCCCGGAATTGGTCCGTCGAGTTGAGTGGGCGCAAGAGGTTATGTTGGCAGATGCAGAGCTGCCGTTCGAACCGGAATTCATTGATGATCTGGCAACTAAAGGGCTGCATACCCTGTTTGATGTGGTTACCCGCCGTCATGAGCAGTTGGTTGTCGAATTGGGTTTAGAGGAAACTGCGGCAAGAAGACTTCTCGATGTTTGCTATGCACGTAGCGATGCATGGGAAAAAGAGAACGGCGGCACTATTTACGTTCGCTGATAGTTACAGTGTCACTTTTAATGCTGGTGGAGTGCTCCCACCAGCATTTTTTTCGTCCAATGAGGAGGGCATTTGAGTATTTTCAATAAACACGCACACCAGGAACGTCCGTATATCGTCATAGTTGATATTGATGGAACAATATCAGAGGCAACTGAAGACAGACTGCATTTGCTTCCGCCACCAGGTAAAGGTGCATTAACAAAGGACTGGAACGAGTTTAATCTCGCCTGTGACACTGATACTCCCATAACTCCAGTTATTGATATTGTGCGCCAGTTATTTAACGTTTACACGGTCTGGTTTGTAACCGGGCGCTGTGAGATCGCAAGGGATAAAACACGCGCCTGGCTGCGGAAGCACGTAACAAACGGGGCTGAGCCTTTGCTATCTATGCGTCCTGCCACCGATGACAGAAATGATGGTCCAGCAAAGATTGATCTCCTTAAGAAAATTGGTCTAAGTAAAATCGCGTTCGCGCTGGAAGATAAGATTGAAGTGGCGCGTGTTTTCAGGAGGCACGGCGTACTCACATTAATGGTCAGGGAGTATGAAAATGCGCTTCTTCATCAACAATAATTGCTCTAATAAATCTTGATTTTTAAAACAGAGAAAGTGAAAATAAAAACATGCCGCAAGGCGCGGCATGTATCCAATCAATCACAGGAGCTGAAAATATGAACACGGCATTCAAAATCATTATGGCCGCGATCTATTTCTGGCTGTTCTCTATCACTTTTGGCGGCATCGTCGCGCATGGGTAAAGGGGGATGCATGAAAGGCGAAGTGAAAGAGCGCGGCATGATTTTCAACGATGAGATGGTCCGGGCAATTCTTGGTGGGCATAAAACACAGACTCGCAGGATTGTTGAAGAAAAATTCTATGGACGGGCAGTGGCCGTAGAGTTGCTTGCTAAGCATTGTCCATATGGTCAACCGGGCGATCGTATTTGGGTTCGCGAAACCTACCGGGTACATGGCAAAGCGACGGACGTCGCAACGCTGGTTTATCGCGCAAGCGTGCGTAACTCCTGGACAGAACAAACGCACCGGGTTCCGGTCGAGGTTTGTAATAAACCAGTATCAGAAAAGTGGACGCCATCAATTCACATGCCGCGCTGGGCATCGCGCATTCTTCTGGAAATTACCAACGTGCGCGTTGAGCGGTTGAACGATATCAGCGAATGCGATGCAAGGGCTGAGGGCGCACCAACAGAATCGACCCTCATTGGCGATAAGCATTACCCAGGTTTCCGTAGCCTATGGAAATCAATTTATGGCGAAGATAGTTGGAACGCTAATCCTTGGGTGTGGGTAATAGAGTTTGAGCGTATTCAGGGGGCAACCAGTGAGTGAGTCAAAATGCCAAATTAATGGCAACAAGATAGAACCGTGCGCGGCGTTGGCACAATCCCTGGAGCATGACGCTGAATACACGACGCGAAAAGGTCTGCTGAAATACAAAATCTATAACCATGAATTAATTCATTCACAAGACCTGATCATGCTGCGGTCTGGTGAATTTTCTAAATCGCCTATTCGAGTTTCATTTTGCCCGTTCTGTGGTGAAAGTCTGAAAACGTGGGAAGCGGAGGCAACCAGTGAATAACCGCTTTTACATGATGTGCTTGCGTGAAACTGTGGGTAATAACGCCTCATTCCATTGCCATAACGGCAATGGTTACAGTTCTGATATCGATCGCGCACATGTTTACACGCTGGAAGAAGCCCAAAAAGCCTGGAATTGTGGGCGAGATATCGATCAGCCTGTTTGTGCCGATAGTGTGGATGCAATGGCTGTGTGGCACGTTGATTGCCAGTACATCCCTACAGAAAGCCTGATTGAGTCAGATTGCACTGCGTATGTGGCCTACAAAAAAGGTAGCTGGAACGGCAACGATGTTTACTGGCTTCAACACGGTGGATTGCCAACAGATGACTTCAGTAAAGCGACCATCTTTAGCGTCGCCAACAAAAACGAACCAGGAATAGTTTGGTTGCCATTTTCCATTGCTGATGCAGCAATGCGTCGGACGTTCAATATCAATAACTTTAACCGCAGAACAATGGTTCAGGGCGCAGGTTTGGTCATGCCTGACTGGTTGGAAGAGCAGAACAGAAGAAAGAAGTCGCGAAGCGGGAAGGTGCGTTGGAATTGTCCGCATTGCGGAAAAATAACCTGGCAGTACAGCCCATATGATTTTGAAGGCTGTAGTGATTACAACTGTGAAGGATGGCGAGAATGACAATTGACTATCAGGTACTGCGTGAGGCGGCAGAAAAGGCAACACCAGACGAATGGGTCGCATTTATTTCGACGGAGACTGGTACTTATGCGGTGCACACGCCCGGTGATGAACGATGTGAAGACGTTATCAAATGGACCGGCTTTGATGGACAGAAAAATGCAGAGAACAACGCTCGTCATGTTGCCGCGTTCAACCCAAAGGTTGCACTGGAGCTGCTTGGTGAAATTAAGTGCCTGGAGGACACAAATATTGATGCTATGTGTCGAATTGCAGAGCTTGAGACTAATCTCGCGGCGCTGGTGGCAGAGAACGCCGGGCTGAAACACGCAATGGCCGTAACTCTTGAGCATGTGTCGGTCACGGATGCAGGGCAGGCCGGAGTTGCTGCAATGATTATCAACGATGCCCTGCACCACAGCGAAACTCCAGCTACCGATGCTTTTCTAGCTGAAGTGAAGACTGAAGCACGCAAGGAAGGCGCTTATTTTGTGGCGAACAGAATGTTGGCAGCCTGGAAAGCTGGTTTTATTGATGATACTGCGAAGAACGCTGCGGATATTGCCCGGATGATTCTTACCTCTACTGAGTTTATGGCCAATGCGCCGGAAGGCGATTTTGACCGTTCATTCTCTGATGGCGTTCTCGAAGATATCGCCGAACAGCTTCGTAAAGGAGTCATCCAATGAGCAAGATTGATTATCAAAAGCTTCGTGAAATCGCTGAAAAAACAAAAATTGCTGGTGAAGCACCTGTAATGCCTTTCGATCAGCGAATTAATGCGCTTAACGATTTTATGAAGCACTTTTCGCCAGATATCGCGCTGGCATTGTTGGATGAACGGGAAAGAAACCTGCAATACATCAAAAGCCGCGATCAGGAGAACGAGGATATTGCGCTAACGGTAGGGAAGCTGCGTGTTGAGCTTGAGGAAGTAAAACAACACGCTGAAGAATTATCAGAAACCAACGCTGTTCGTAACCAATGGCGGCCAGATATTTGCCCAATAACCGGACGTGCATTTTTTATGTGGATTGAGCATCCGACATTAGGAAATGTGCCGACGTACGGTGGCCCATTAGACAGTTACACCATTCCAACAAAGGACGGTGACGGTGAGTTTTCATGTGAGCGTTACGATCATGATTTTGGCGGTTGGGTAGAAAGCGAATGTCTTGGGTTATATCTGATTGATGATAGAGAACAATGCAGGGTCTACGAACTGGAGGAACGCGTTAAGGAACTGGATGCTCGGGAAATAACGCTCCCGGAACGTAGCAGCATGCTTCATCGAACAGATTTTCACGATGATTACCAAACGGTAATGGCATACAAAGTTTCTGAAGTCATCGATGCAATCCGCGCTACTGGCATTCGCATCAAAGGAGAGTGATATGGCGCTAACACACCGCGAACTCTGTCAGATTGCGTACAAGTTCCTTAAGCGCAACGGGTTCAAGGTTTGTTTTCATGACCGCTTTATAGCTGTAACCAGTACCGGAGAACAGCCAGATGCTATGGGATTCAGAAATTCAGCATCATGCCTGATAGAGGCGAAGTGTTCTCGTGCTGACTTGTTGGCAGATAGAAAAAAGCGTTTTCGTAAAAATCCGTCTCTTGGAATGGGCGACTGGCGATTCTTTATTAGTGAGCCGGGAATTATTTCAATTGAGGATTTACCACCTGGCTGGGGATTACTTCACGTTGTTAACGGAAGAGTACGGAAAGTACATGGGTGGCCCAAGGGTAATTGCTGTTGGGGTAATCCTGACGATAAGCCATTTACTGGAAATAAGCAGGTTGAATGCGATTACATGTTATCTGCATTAAGGCGCATGGAGTTGAGAGGGCACCTTAATGAAATATATGACGGTGTAATTGTTAATAAGAAAGAAGGAAACGCGGCATGATCACTATTACCAAAGAGCGACTACTGACAATCAAGCAGTGGCGCGAAACATACGGACCTGATAGCAACGTTGTACTGCCAGCAGAAGAAGCGGAAGAACTGGCGCGGATTGCGCTGGCATCACTGGAAGCAAAACCAATAGGTGCATTCCACATTGCAGAACAGCAAGTTGACGGCACAAGTGACTACCTCAAGGATGGAGAATGGCCTATTGATAATGGAATTATTGAGGTCTACGCCGCTCCACCCGTTCCAGTAGTACCGGAAGAAAAACCAATGCCTAATCCTCTTAGCATGTACGCGGTTGATGCTGTTGCCGCTATTGCAGAGGTGAGAGGCTGGAATGCCTGCCGCGCGGCTATGCTTCATGGGAAAGGAAAGTGATATGGCTAACTCATTACTTGAAACCTGCAACAACTGGCAGATTCAGAGGGCGGAGATTTTATCTCGCAATCCAGATATGGCAATGACAATCGATAATCTGGATACGCTAATTGAACGTACCGTGCGTTCTGCAATTGATATAGCACGTCGAGTTGACTGGGATTTCAGAGAAGCGGAGCGGCTTGCTAAAGAGCAGGAGAAAGCAGCGGGTAAAGGAGACTGATATGGATAAAAACACCACTGCTTACTGGAATCTGTCACTTGATACCGAATGCCCAAAATGCGGTCACAATTTCGATCTGCTTTGTGATGCTGATTTCTGGGAGTTTTCTGGAGCTAAACAGGCATGTGAAGAAATAAAAGGTTACGAAACATGCTGTCCAGAATGTAACCATGAATTTAAAACAGATTTCGTGTATTGAGGCATAACAAATGACCACTATTACCAGAGAACAGGCACAGAAAATTATTGAAGCAGCCGATGAGGTTATTAGTGCGCTGGCCGGAACTAACGAGGATGTTCACCCTGGTAGCGATAACATGCTACGCCTGTGGGATGACCTGAATGACCGTTACGCGCCGCCGGAAGTTGTGCGTGAGCTGGCGCGTATCGTGCTGGCATCGCTGGAAGCAGAACCAGTTGCTTATATTTTCAAACATCCGGCCGGGAAATTATTCTGGGCTTTAACGGATGAAAGCAATAAAGAGCAAGCGGACGTTATTCCTGTTTATGCTGCCGCGCCTGCGTCGGTTGTGCCGGATGATGCATCAGGGGCGCTTGCTTATGCTTACAAAGAGCTTACGCCTGAGATTATGCGCGGTCATATCGCTGTATTCGAGCGATATGGAATAGCCCCAAACGATAGCATTACCACAATTCAGGCACTGCGAATCGCGCTGGATGGCATAGAGCGGAGCGACGCCATGCTTCATGGTGCCGAAACTGTAAGCCAAACTTACAAGTTGCCTCCCCTGTCATCCAGCGAAGTAAACGACGCGGCATGGAAATTACACAACATGCTGACTGAACACGGCCTGCTAAATGGGCGTCAGTTCAACAATCTGAAAGGTTGCTTCTATGAGGCATTAAAGGTCGCAATGCGCAACTATCCGGCAACTCCGGATAGTTGGATAAGCTGTAGTGAGCGAATGCCGGATACCAAAACAGCCGTTCTTGTTGCCGTGGAGTTTGACAGGAAAGGTGACTGGCGAATGAAATGGGCGACTTACATCCCGGGGCATCCTGACGCTAATGATGGGTGGATAATTCCTGGTGCGTCGTGGAAACCGTCACACTGGATGCCGCTACCAGAACCGCCGCAGGAGGTGAATCAATGAGCTGGCCTGAAGCATTCACCACGGTAGGAATTGTGATGGCGGCAGCACTGGGTTTGTATTCAATTTGTCGCTGGTGGTAACGATGGGAAAAATAACTTTTGTAGTCGAATTTGAGGATGGCAAAGAGCCACCTGTTAGCGCCAATCTTGATGTTGCTGGTGGCAGGCTTGTTTCGGTTCTATTTGGTGACTACCGAGATGATTTCTTCCAACCAGAAGAAGTTGATGTAGTGCGAGAAGCATTAAATGAGCTAAGTGTTGATAACGATGATGCTCATGCGGAAATCATCAAAAAAATGGAATTGCTAACTTACTAAATTATTAATTTGTAGTGCCATCATCTATAACACCGATAGGAATTGAACGATGTCAAAAATGCCCAAAATAGATGTTTTTATTTTCTCAGCAATTGTTGGCTTTGGTTTTACTGCTGGAGTGCAGTTTTGTATTGCGTGGGGAAAAATTATCAACTACCTATGGAGTTGTTTTATTCAGTGAGGTAAGTATGTGGAGAGGTAATAGTCATGGCAGAAGCCAGATGATACTTACCGAATATAAGCTAGACCACAAAACCAATAAATCACGTTCAGTATATTTGCTCCGGCACAATAGCCGCGTAAGGAATACCGTGCTGGAGCAAAACCTGACCGTTGAAATGGATAATTTTGGGAACTTCAAGCCAACAATTGCGCTTGATGATTTCCCGCGTGGTTTAAGCGAAAGAGAAGCAATGCTGAAATTAGCAGAATGGCTACAAAGATTAAGCATTGCTATTGAAGATAACTGGTCTGAACCTTAAATTTATATGATGACACTAAAACATTTTCTTGACCGCCCATTATGGGCGGCAGCCGCAGGCTATGACTTTAATTATATGGATTGCATGTCTTATACCGCCAATGCATACGACTATTCCTTCAGTCTGCTGCTTAATTCTTTAAGAATATTGCCGCAAACAGAAGTTGGAGAGCTTCATTTATGGCTATTGGGCTTTATCGCGGCTGGAGTTGGTATTGCTGTATGGCCTTTTATTTTCTGGCTGGTGGCTGTTGTAGTGTGGTTTAAGTGCAAGACGTACCGGAGAAAGTATTTCTTAGGTGATGGAATGACTGATATTGCCAAAATGAACATTGAAAAATGGACTAAGGAATGTGAAAAGAAATGGCGCAAAAAGAAATGACCAGAATCACTGAAGAGCGTATATCAGAGATTATTTCCCGTATCGAAATGTATGGTCACGGTGCTGGATATACGGCAGATGAAGTATTGGCACTTGCCCAAATGGCTTTGGCGGCTTGCAAAGATGATAAAAAAATGAAGTTTATCGACTTGTTAGTGAAGGAACTGCCTAAGTGCGGCGGGTGGCCTGATGGAATGAGTTATTGTTACCTACCCAGTGTCAATTTAATGGCACCATGCGCGACTTTTGCTTTTGGCTCAGACCACAAAAAAGACACTTTCTTTGGGCGCAATTTTTGTTGTGAGATTGAGCTTCCAATTGGTGACCTTGATAGCGATGAATACCAGTCAGTTGTCACTCGCGAACAATACGAATCAGCTCTCATAGCGTCGCAGAAAGTCGAGTTCAATGGTGATGAACTTGAAAGTAAGACTTACAGGTTGGATTTTGGGCAATGGCTGGAACAGCAACGCGGGAAAATCGATGTGGACTGTGGTTGTGTGTCCACTGAAACATTCATGCACTGGCTGCGGGTAGCTTACGAGGCTGGCAACTATCCGGATATTCCGGATAGTTCGGTGCCAGCACCAGGAAAGGGCGTCACCGGTGAACGTATCCGAATTAAGCCGCATGTTTATCGCGAACTGGTTAACCGTCTCCACGATACAGCGATCAAGTGTGCTGGCACCCAGCAATTACGAGAAAGAATTAGCCGTGTTTTGGGCGACGTTATTACACCAGATCATCATACACAAGCCGAGAAAAGTGGCCTGGAAAGGTGTCACCTTGAGGCGGCATTAAACATTAAGCCGGGGCATACGCTTGGCATTATTGATGCACTATTGGTTCATAAGATGGCCAGGGCTTTATTGCCGCTGGTGGATGCTGGCGATACAAGCGAGGGTGAAGTATGAGAGTTGCAGATCACATCAAACACCTTGAAAGAATTATCGAAAACGGTGAACTCTTAAGAGATCAGATGAGACGCACGGCAGAAGTCAGAGAGGCGATAATCCGCAGTCAGGCTGGTAAATTAAAGCAATTATCAGAGATTAACGCGCTATACAAGAACAGACGTAACCGGGCGGCGCTGCGGCTTCAGAAAGCACGTAATGAAATTAAATTGGTGGAGGCAAAACTGAAAAAACAGATTCAGCGTTACGATCAGCAAGATGCTTTTTATGCCGCCATCAAGGCGGCTGCTAATGAAATAGGCATCTGGAAGTTGCTGGTGGAGAAAGCAAAGACGAAGTTAAATGCCAACGAAAGCTGAACTACAGGTACCCACCAGCACATACAGAAAATGATTGTTTCCACATCAAGGAGATTTTAATGTTTCACTGAACATTAAGTAAGCCAGTGCATAATTCCATTTTTTACTGACCTTAAAAGCAAAATCAAAACGATGATGAGGATGATCGCCAGAATCTGGCTAATAACAGGCGCATCTAAAAATGCACTCAGGAACTGAAAAAAAGCAGTCATTAAGGTGGTTCCTTGTCAAATGTAAAGGAGCACTTGCTCACGTTGACGTAGAAACCCAACCCCTATATAGTTGGATTCGGTGAAAGAAAGTCGTTAACGTGAGCTTACGGCACATGTTTTCGGAACAACATCAGGGAACGGCTAATTCCTTGATGCGGATGGGGTCTGTAATGCAGACCCTATCTATTAACGTCATGATTGCATCTCAAATTTTCTCCTTATCTTCATTAATCAAAATTCATTTCATTTGTGAAACATCACAATATTTAGAAAATGGCCCTCTTGCAAGTGCATAACTTTGTGGATAAATCAGGAAGAAAAAAGTTGATTCTGCGCACGGCAAGGCAGATAAGCTGTGCACAAAAATCAATGGGAAAAGAAAAAAAATTAAAAGTTACTTTGCTGGTTAAATAATAGTCGTTACGCAATTGTTCTGGATGGGATTTGATATGCACGATTGGAATATTGCAGCTAAAAGTCAGGAAGAACGGGATAAGGTTAACGTTGATCTGGCTGCCAGCGGTGTGGCGTACAAAGAGCGATTGAACATACCTGTCATAGCTGAACAGGTAGCCCGCGAGCAACCAGAGAATCTGCGCACCTATTTCATGGAACGGTTACGGCACTATCGGCAGTTAAGCCTCCAGTTGCCAAAAGGGAGCGATCCGGTGTATCAGAACGAGGATGCACCAAAAAAATAACGGCAAGATGGGGGAGAAATGTGATTAGCCCCCAGCGTGGCGCGCCTACAAACCCCGCTTTCACAAACTATGCCTTTTCAATGTATACTGTATGAATAAACAGTATCATTGAGGTAAAACGCTATGGGCTTCCCTTCTCCTGCGGCGGATTATGTTGAAAGCCGAATTTCTCTTGATCAGCAGATAATTAGACATCCTTCAGCGACCTACTTCATGCGGGCAGCTGATAGCCATCACCGTGAGGGAATATTGCAGGGTGCTTTGCTGGTGGTTGATTCCTCGCTTACTCCGGTTGATGGTTCTCTGCTTGTGTGCGCTATGGAGGGTGAATATCGCATAAAGAGATACAGGAAGTATCCGCGCCAGCACCTGGAGGATTTAAGCACCGGGAAGAAAGAGGCGTTACCAGTAGATGACGATGGATACACGGGCAGTAATGCTGTTTTTGGTGTGATCACTCATGTCATCAATGATGCCCGAAGTGGGGAATTTGATGATTGTCCGGTTATTTAAGCTGCAAAGTGCTGGTGCTTTATGCCTGTGAAGTTTATAATTGTGTACACATAACGAGTACACGAGGTGTTTATGCAATCCATTAACTTCCGTACCGCGCGTGGCAACCTTTCTGAAGTGCTCAACAATGTTGAAGCCGGGGAAGAGGTTGAAATCACCCGCAGAGGCCGTGAGCCAGCAGTAATTGTCAGCAAGGCTACTTTCGAAGCCTACAAAAAAGCGGCGCTGGATGCTGAATTTGCATCCCTGTTTGACACCCTGGACTCCACCAACAAGGAACTGGTTAACCGATAATGAGGCATATATCACCGGAAGAACTTATTGCGCTTCATGATGCGAATATAAGCCGCTACGGCGGCCTGCCGGGAATGTCTGATCCGGGTAGGGCAGAGGCCATTATCGGGAGAGTTCAGGCCAGAGTTGCCTACGAAGAGATCACCGACCTTTTCGAAGTCTCCGCCACCTACCTGGTGGCTACAGCGAGAGGGCATATATTCAATGATGCCAATAAGCGTACCGCGCTAAACAGTGCGCTGCTATTTCTACGCCGTAACGGGGTGCAGGTATTTGATTCACCTGAACTGGCAGACCTTACCGTAGGCGCTGCGACTGGCGAGATATCTGTATCTTCTGTCGCCGACACGTTACGTAGATTGTATGGTTCTGCGGAGTAGATTAATGGCACGCAAATACAACAAATTGTCCCGTGAAGCGTTAAAGATGCTTCTTGATGGCGTGAGTCGCCGCAAGGTAAAGCAATACCTGGTTGGTAAGCAAATTGGAGTCAGGACCGCTATTGCTGTGTTATGCCGTCAGGAAATGGTTGTGCTTAAACAGAGAATGCCGGGCAGCAGATAAAGCCCAATCAGTGATTAAAGGTGTGATGTGAAAGCCGTAATTACTCCATTTGTACAGAAAGAGCTTGGCCTCGCCACGTTCAAAGTGGATCAGGAGGTCAGAAAGCTGGTGGAGGCTGGCCGTAAATTTATTATGGAGCCGGTGCCGCGTGAGTTAATCGAGCACATGGAAGACGGCCTCGTTGTTACCGAGCAAACCATGGCAACAAATGAGGCGTTGCAGCCGTTTTTTAACAGCGATGAACTGTTTCGCCGTATTGGTGGAATTGACGCGCTGGTGGCGTGGTTGCGTAGGAAAGAGGGTCAATGCCAGGCCGCAGATCGTAGTTGGTGTGACAACCATATTGTCCACGCTGAACGAGACAATAGCGCGGTGTTGTTGTGCTGGCATCACGATAACCATTACCGGATGCGTGGTTTTAATGAGCTGAAAGAAACGCTGCACAATAATCGCGTTAACTGGATACTGGATGTCGCCCGTCAGGAAATGGGCCTTTCAAATAGCCATGATTTAAGTATTCAGGAGCTGTGCTGGTGGGCTTTCATGCGCAACATGATGCACCTGATGCCGGAAGAAGTCTGCCGCATATCAATAAATAAGATGAAGGCTACTCCGCAGGATAGCGGACCTCTGAAAGAGGCGGATATTCGCCCGTATGACGATCGCGCTACAGCATATGTTCAGATGATGGAAGAACGCGCCGCGCCGATGCGTGCAAAAGTATGCCCTGTGGATGTTGACTCCGACCCTGGCATGGCGCATTTCAAAATACCAAAACTGCAATCGCTAAAATTACCTGAGTACATGGACTTTGTTGCTTCCCGTCCATGCTGTGGGTGTGGAGCTGCGGGAGCTGGCGCTCACATTACGCCTTATATCGTTCGTCATAGTCGATTATGCGCACATGACATTTACGCAATTCCTCTGTGCCAGTCATGCCAGCGTGATATTGAGCGTGACCGCGATAATTGGGAGAAGACGCACGGTAGGTTGGCGATGCATCAACGATTGTTCTTTGATTACGCGCTTGGAGTGGGCGTTATCACAAGTCATTCGTCGAGTGTTAGATAAAATTGCTCTAATGTATTGCTATTTCTTTAATCGAGGGTATTATATTCCACGTTGATTAGTTGACATGGGCTAATCAGTAGGTGACAGGATGTTACTTAACTGGCAGGGACGCCACTTCATGGAAATAAATCACTCACGAATAACATCGTACGAGATTGCGGATTACATGATCCGCACTAAATCTCTTCTATCAGCGAAAGAACTCGCAGCAATTCTTGAAAAGGAATACCCGCATCTGGATGTCGATAAGCGCGATGTTTATCTGCGCTTAAAGGCTATCGCTGTGTCTAAGTATTCGTCTGTTTTGATAGATGACAGTACACGCCCACGTAGATTTCAGATCCACTCTCTGAATCCTGAATTCTTTCGCCGTAGCCGCGCTCCGCGCCGGTTTGATGAAAAACTCCAGAACGAACTCTATATGACGCAGGACGAAAAGGAACGCCGGGAGCACCAGCCTTGGGTAATGGCGCGTCAACTTTTCAATAAGGTGGCCCGTCAGCACCGTCATTACGGTAATGCCACATCCGCACGTATCTGATTGATTGCTTGCCCGTTCCGGGCCTTTTGACATGTGACTTTCGTTACCCTCGCGTCAAAAAGAGTTTTTACGAAAGGAAGCATAAGTGACCTGGGACGATCACAAGAAGAATTTTGCTCGCCTGGCGCGAGATGGTGGTTACACCATCGCACAGTATGCCGCCGAGTTTAATCTTAACCCTAATACCGCACGTCGTTATCTCCGTGCCTTCAAAGAAGACACCAGGACTACGGACAGCCGCAAGCCAAATAAGCCAGTCAGGAAGCCACTAAAAAGCATGATCATTGATCACTCTAATGATCAACATGCAGGTGATCACGTTTCGGCTGAAATAGCGGAAAAACAAAGAGTTAATGCCGTTGTCAGTGCCGCAGTCGAGAATGCGAAGCGCCAAAATAAGCGCATAAATGATCGTTCAGATGATCATGACGTGATCACCCGCGCCCACCGGACCTTACGTGATCGCCTGGAACGCGACACCCTGGATGATGATGGTGAACGCTTTGAATTCGAAGCTGGCGATTACCTGATAGATAACGTTGAAGCGCGGAAGGCCGCGCGCGCTATGTTGCGTCGGTCCGGGGCCGATGTTCTGGAAACCACTCTTCTGGAAAAGTCTCTTTCTCATCTCCTTATGCTGGAGAACGCCAGGGATACGTGTATTCGCCTGGTGCAGGAAATGCGCGATCAGCAAAAAGACGATGATGAAGGTACTCCGCCTGAATACCGTATCGCGAGCATGCTAAACAGCTGTTCCGCGCAGATAAGCAGCCTGATCAACACCATTTACAGCATCCGGAATAACTATCGAAAAGAAAGCCGGGAGGCGGAAAAGCACGCTTTATCTATGGGGCAAGCTGGCATTGTTAAGCTGGCATACGAACGAAAGCGTGAAAATAACTGGTCAGTGCTGGAAGCGGCTGAATTCATCGAGGCGCATGGAGGAAAAGTGCCTCCCCTGATGCTGGAGCAAATCAAAGCCGATCTGCGTGCTCCTAAGACCAATACCGATGATGAGGAAAACCAAACAGCATCTGGCGCTCCATCACTTGAAGATCTGGATAAAATCGCGCGAGAACGGGCCGCCAGCCGCCGCGCTGATGCGGCATTGTGGATTGAGCATCGTAGAGAAGAAATTGCCGATATCGTCGATACAGGTGGTTATGGTGATGTCGATGCGGAAGGCATATCAAACGAAGCATGGCTTGAACAGGATCTGGACGAAGACGAGGAGGAAGACGAAGAAGTTACCCGCAAACTGTACGGGGATGATGATTAATGGCCAGAAGTTGCGTAACGGACCCACGTTGGCGCGAGCTGGTGGCGCTATATCGTTATGACTGGATTGCGGCCGCTGATGTGTTGTTTGGGAAGACACCAACCTGGCAGCAGGATGAGATCATTGAGTCCACGCAGCAGGACGGCAGTTGGACAAGTGTGACCTCCGGCCATGGTACTGGTAAATCGGATATGACGAGTATCATTGCAATACTCTTCATCATGTTTTTCCCCGGCGCTCGCGTCATTCTGGTCGCTAACAAAAGACAGCAAGTCCTTGATGGTATTTTCAAATACATAAAGAGCAATTGGGCTACTGCTGTTAGCAGATTCCCGTGGTTGTCGAAGTATTTCATTCTTACAGAAACGTCTTTTTTTGAGGTGACTGGCAAGGGTGTTTGGACAATATTGATAAAGTCCTGTCGCCCCGGAAATGAGGAGGCGTTGGCTGGTGAACACGCCGATCATCTCTTGTATATCATCGACGAAGCGTCGGGTGTGAGTGATAAAGCATTCAGTGTGATAACAGGTGCGCTGACCGGTAAGGATAACCGTATTCTGCTTCTTTCCCAGCCTACGCGACCTTCAGGCTATTTCTACGATTCACACCACAGACTAGCTATTCGCCCGGGAAATCCTGATGGATTGTTTACTGCGATAATACTGAATAGTGAAGAATCTCCGCTTGTAGATGCAAAATTTATACGAGCAAAACTTGCGGAGTATGGCGGTCGTGATAACCCCATGTACATGATCAAAGTACGTGGTGAATTTCCCAAATCTCAAGATGGCTTTCTTCTTGGTCGTGATGAGGTTGAGCGGGCGACGCGGCGAAAGGTCAAGATTGCCAAAGGATGGGGCTGGGTTGCATGTGTTGACGTTGCTGGTGGCACAGGACGAGATAAGTCCGTTATTAATATCATGATGGTGTCCGGCCAGCGAAATAAACGCCGTGTAATCAACTATCGTATGCTGGAATACACAGACGTTACAGAAACGCAGTTAGCCGCCAAGATTTTCGCAGAATGTAACCCAGAACGGTTCCCGAACATAACCATAGCTATTGATGGCGATGGCTTGGGGAAATCGACGGCTGATCTAATGTACGAACGCTATGGCATTACCGTCCAGCGTATCCGCTGGGGTAAAAAGATGCACAGCCGTGAAGATAAAAGCCTTTATTTCGATATGCGCGCTTTCGCGAATATTCAGGCGGCAGAAGCTGTAAAATCAGGGCGTATGAGGCTTGATAAGGGGGCTGCGACTATAGAGGAAGCATCAAAGATACCGGTAGGGATAAATTCCGCAGGTCAATGGAAGGTGATGTCAAAGGAAGATATGAAGAAAAAACTCAACCTGCACTCACCGGACCATTGGGATACATATTGTTTCGCTATGTTGGCGAACTATGTTCCCCAAGATGAAGTGCTTAGCGTCGAAGACGAAGCGCAGGTTGATGAAGCTCTGGCATGGCTTAATGAATAACAATTTGACCATGCCGGATGGAAAACTATTGCGCGCTTTCGGGGTTGCTGTTTACTGGCTGCCCCTTCTTAGTTTTACGGCTGCGCGTAACTGATGCGGCTGATTTGACCTTTTTCTCTTCGCGAGTGATGGCAATTTGTTTTTTTACATTTTCAATATCTGCCAGGCGATATATTTTTGCCTGCGGCCAGCGGTCGCAGATGATCGGTTCTATAGAGTCATAAAGGCTAAATTTTGCTTTCTCGAATTCACCGTTGATGATGATTCCATCACGGAGAGTTTCATCGCAGATAAACACACCACACAGCGGCACATGGTAACTAACTGATTTACCATCATTGTAGTTAGGGCTACTGGAAATGTAATGGACGCGCAGCATTGTTTCGCTAAAGCCGTGTACACGCATACGGAATTTTTCATCCTCCGGGTACTGCTTCATTAGCTCTTTTGTTGCTTCCAGGTTCTCTATGTATTTCGCACTGTGCTCATTGATCCCCGCGCTTTTCTGGATGCGAATGTCCTTATCAATCAGATGAATAATGCGGCCAGCGGTCATGTTGACGCTGTTCACAGCTTCTGTCTGATAAGTAGTAACCTTACGCACACCGCGAAGGATGTTAGGCACTGGATATAAAATAGTCTTTGGGATATTGAGGTCTGGGTACTGTTCCAGTTCCCGCGCCATTAAAGTCCATTTATCAATTTCAGCCTGAATGCTGTCCGTTTCTTTGAACGGCAGAACGACAACCGGGCGAACAGGACGACCGTCGCTGGCGGCATCAACGTGTTGGGCGCGTGCAACAGCTTTTTTTAGAAAGAGATCCCTGAAGCTGACGAACTCCTGGTACAGTTGTTCGCCGTAGACATAATTTATCATTGATCCTCCTCCAGAATTGACATGGCCAACAACTCACAGCGGATTACACTGGGAGTTGTTGGCCACCATTATAGAAGGATCCAACGAAAATAATAGATTTATTAGTGCATTTATTGTGAGTCTGGCTGGTTAGTGGCCATGAGATATTCGATTGTGTCAGTGAGATCATCCAGGTCGTCTTGGGTGATGCGGTACTCCTGATTGGATATCTTTGAGTAGTGTTCAGCAATGGCGCGGGCAGCGTCGGTTTCGGCGGGGTCTACAGATAAAGCGTTAGAGCAATGTCTAACGTCGTCGATGGTTGGTGGAATGAAAGCCATAATTATGCCTCACTGTATTGACAACACAGAGCCTGAAGCTCTGACCTACTGTTTCACCCATGATCCATGCTGGGGTAATCTAACAACATTGCGCTGTGTGTAAGATGAGCAATGCATAGCTGTAATGCCGTTGTATAAGGTTTCCCTGTTTGCTCATTTCCTTCTGAGCCGCTCTACAACGCTGAAGACACATTAAATAGTGAATCCAAAGTCGTATTACGAAACGGCGGCAAAACTATAATTTATTAGAGCAATTGTCAAACAACTATGAAAAACAATCCAGTTTTTGGCTGGTGGAGTGGGATTTTTCTCTCAAAATTTATTGCTCTAATAATTCTTGATTTTTATGCGCAGCTGGACGTAAACTCCTCTTCAGACCTAATAACTTCGTATAGCATACATTATACGAAGTTATCTTAAGGGTTATTGAACATGATCAATTTACCTGTAAATCCATACAGTTCAATACCTTATCAGGTCAAATAGTGATCACTTGATCATTTGATCAAGGTTGCGCTACGTAAAATCTGTGAAATGTTGGCAGTGTTAGTGCTCCAGATTTCGCGTAGCGCACTTAGCACCACCAATCAATCAGAGGTGAAAAATGGGATATTCAGCTGCTAAAGTGTCCACTCATATTGAGCTTGAGAAAAACCGTGGTTACTGGCGGGCAAAAGGGTTTGATCGTGATAGTTGTCAACTGTCATTATCGCGCGGTGAAGAGAAAATAGAACGCACGCGCGGTCGCTGGCGTTTCTATGACGAGAACCATAAACAGGTAAAGGCAGAGCCGATCCTGTACACTTTACTTAAAACCATTATCTGAGTGTTAAATGTCCAATTTACTGACCGTACACCAAAATTTGCCTGCATTACCGGTCGATGCAACGAGTGATGAGGTTCGCAAGAACCTGATGGACATGTTCAGGGATCGCCAGGCGTTTTCTGAGCATACCTGGAAAATGCTTCTGTCCGTTTGCCGATCGTGGGCGGCATGGTGCAAGTTGAATAACCGGAAATGGTTTCCCGCAGAACCTGAAGATGTTCGCGATTATCTTCTATATCTTCAGGCGCGCGGTCTGGCAGTAAAAACTATCCAGCAACATTTGGGCCAGCTAAACATGCTTCATCGTCGGTCCGGGCTGCCACGACCAAGTGACAGTAATGCTGTTTCACTGGTCATGCGACGGATCCGAAAAGAAAACGTTGATGCCGGTGAACGTGCAAAACAGGCACTGGCGTTCGAACGCACTGATTTCGACCAGGTTCGTTCACTCATGGAAAATAGCGATCGCTGCCAGGATATACGTAATCTGGCATTTCTGGGGATTGCTTATAACACCCTATTACGTATAGCCGAAATTGCCAGGATCAGGGTTAAAGATATCTCACGTACTGACGGTGGGAGAATGTTAATCCATATTGGCAGAACGAAAACGCTGGTTAGCACCGCAGGTGTAGAGAAGGCACTTAGCCTGGGGGTAACTAAACTGGTCGAGCGATGGATTTCTGTCTCTGGTGTGGCTGATGATCCGAATAACTACTTGTTTTGCCGTGTCAGAAAAAATGGTGTTGCCGCGCCATCTGCCACCAGCCAGCTATCAACTCGCGCCCTGGAAGGGATTTTTGAAGCAACTCATCGATTGATTTACGGCGCTAAGGATGACTCTGGTCAGAGATACCTGGCCTGGTCTGGACACAGTGCCCGTGTCGGAGCCGCGCGAGATATGGCCCGCGCCGGAGTTTCAATACCGGAGATCATGCAAGCTGGTGGCTGGACCAACGTAAATATTGTCATGAACTATATCCGTAACCTGGATAGTGAAACGGGGGCAATGGTGCGCCTGCTGGAAGATGGCGATTAGCCGTTCATTTGCACTTGATTGCTCTAATTATTTGATATTTATGGTGACGCATGCGGAAGGATTTCAAAATAGACGGAAAATATGTGGTGCTGTCTGTAAGCTCTCAAATTCAGTCACCATCTGTCATTGTCACCGTAAAGTTGAGCGATAGGATGCCTGATATCGACTCGATATCTGTTGCGTTCCCCGTTAAAAGCATGCGGAGTGCTGAACATTTTGTGATGAATGCAACGGAGGAGGAAGCGCGGCGCGGGCTTACTAGAGTGATGGTGGAATTTGGCGAACTCCTGGGTAAGGTAAACAATGCCCTTTCAATCAGTTCAGCAAGATCCAAAGCGTTAACAGCTTCCATGATGAAATAAAAAAAGCCTGGCAAGGAGCCAGGCTGCACAAAAGAGCGGTTTTGTATTCCGCATCCAATCAATCAAGAAGGAGTATAGCACACAGGTACTGAAGTGAAAAAATGTGATTCGCGATTAACAAAATATCTACCATTGCTCTAATTGATTGCTATAATTAAGCCGCAGTTTTTGTCAACTACGAAGACGTTGCCATTACTTAACTCCTTGACATCATTGGCGGCCATTAGGCCGCCTTTTTTTTGCCATATGAAAACAATCGAACAAAAACTTGAACAGCGCCGCGAGTGGCAGAAGGCAGCCAGAGAACGAGCGATCGCTCGGCAACGGGAAAAGTTGGCTGACCCCGCCTGGCGAGAATCGCAATATCAGAAAATGCGGGATTCTATCGACCGCCGTATCGCTAAACAGAAAGAGCGCCCACCAGCCAGCAAAACGCGGAAAAGTGCGGTAAAGATAAAATCTCGTGGCTTGAAGGGGCGAACATCGACAGCGGAGGAACGGAGCATCGCCAATGCTCTTGGCGCTCTCCCCTGCATTGCCTGCTACATGCATGGAGTAATATCTGAAGAGGTATCTCTGCACCATATCTCCGGTCGTACCGCGCCGGGTTGTCACAAAAAGCAATTGCCCCTTTGTAGATGGCACCACCAGCATGCAGCACCGGCTGAAGTAAGAGAAAAATACCCCTGGCTGGTCCCTGTTCATGCCGATGGTGTGGTTGGAGGCAAGAAAGAATTCACCTTGCTGAACAAGTCAGAGATGGAGTTGCTGGCTGACGCCTATGAGATGGCAAACATCATGCACTAATAAATATATTATTTTTAATCTGAAATAATTGACAACTGACAAGTGACTTCAGTCAGAATCATCACATGCCCGGTACGGATGGATCCCTTTTCAAATATTCCATGGACGGCACAGTCTGAGTACCGGGCGCTACCTTCAGTTGTATTGCTAAGCCGCCGCTGGTGGCTTTTCTTTTTTGTAGGGGGCGCTATGGATAAGAAAATATGCGTTGTTTCGATGAGCGTCGGCAAACCGGCGTCAATGACTGCTGCATGGATCAACAATGAGCTAATAATGGCTGAGCGGACCAGCTACCCTGAACGCCGCCGCGATATGGAACTCCAGCTGCTGCGCGAATTGCGAGAAAAAGAGGAAAAGGGTTTTATCGTGCTGGTGGAAGAGGAAAACAGCTTTATTACTGGTCGAGTTGGCCAGCGTGTAAGGTTGCGCGATCCCTTCATGAACGGCAGGCCGGTACTAATTGAGGCAATGCAGATTTATAAGGAGCTGGAACGCCAGAAAGCAATCAAGTTACCGCGCAAGGAATCCGGCAAATACATCCTCCACCAAAGCATCTTCGATTCCGAACACGATAAAAAAGGCGATGAATTTTTCAACATCAACTGGAGCGAAATAACGACAGAGCATGTTCTGACGTTACTATGTTGCTTTGCGACGGAATACAACAACGTTGCCAGCGCCGACTACATCAGGGCAATGGCTGGAGAAGTTGAGGCACGCCAGGAACCATCGTTACTAAGCCCTCTGATTAACATAATTCGCGGCACCCAAACGCTGGCACAAAAACAGGTGCCTAAGGGAGTATTAACAGGAAAAGGAAATTATCTATAAACGTCAATGCATTAGGGTATACTTCTCCGTAGAACTATAAGTAAATGGAGTAAGTAATGAGCGAGTATATAGAAATTGCCTATGCAGCGGCTACACATAGGCTGTGCTTTCTTACAGGCACTGGATTTTCAAAGGCTGTTTCTGATGATAAAGCCCCAAGTTGGCAATCTTTATTGGAGCAACTGTGCGGTTTATTGAAGGATGGTGACTCACTCAAAGAGGAATTATTTCCTGATGGAAAAGCAAAAGACCTTAGCCTTGAAGAAGCTGCTCAGGTTATTGCACTAAAATTTATACTTTCGGGGAAAAATATTTACCAAGAGATTGAGAAAATCATAGCCTCAATCGAACTTGATCCATCAATTGAATATATTCAAGACTTTTTCAAAGAAAACACATTTAAAGTAATTACGACAAATTATGACAAGTTAGCAGAAAAGCTGGCTGGAGAGAATCGAACGTGTACAATCACCCCCGGCCTGCCAATTCCAAAATATAATTGTGAGGTTAAAGTCTACCATGTTCACGGTTCTATAGACTCCCCATCAGACATGGTTGTTACTAGCGAGGATTATTTCAGATTTATAAATGGTAATTCTTACTTTTCTAATAAACTAAGCACAGTTCTACATGAAAACACTATTGTTATCCTTGGCTATTCTCTAAGTGACGCGAACCTAAAGGCTATTATAAATGAATATAAGGTATTTTCACGGGACAACGTAATGTCCTCCAATATTTTCCTTGTTTCCCGAGGGGAACTATTGCAACCTATTAAAGATTACTATTTTTCCTGCTATGGGGTTAGGGTTATAGATAAAACAGAGGTATCTGATTTCTTTAGAAAACTTAACGATAAAATTCCAGAAGCAAAAAAAATAAAAGACAAATTGAGGCACTCAATCAAATCGGTAATAAAAAACGGAAGAGAGTATAAAATAGAGTTCTTGAAGCTAGAGGATTCTTTTTATCATATCATTTCCTCCATTTCATCATCTGGATATAGCTGGAATAATGAAAATGTATTAAATGTTTTTTGTAATATAATAGATAAAAAAATAGAACTTACTAAAAAGCCTGGCGCATGGGAGCAGTATGAACACCTGGCAAAATGGCTTATTTATTTCGGTAGTTTATTTGAAGTAAAAGGAACCAATTTTGAGAAAAAATACATACATGCGGTTGAACACTCAATGACTTATATGAATAAACCTTACGAAACAGGCTACTCATGGCTAGCATATCTAGCCTGGAAAACAAAATGGCCTTCACTGACAGCATCTAACCGCTCTCTTATTAAGAATGAGATGGAAGATATCCCGCTACAACAGATTCACGATATTGTATCTAAGTTTATATAGTATATTTATCTCCGGCCTAATCTCCCTAGGCCGGAGAGTTCTTAATCAGCATTCAGAAGCAATGCGTTATCTATGATGATCTGCTCCCATTCTTCGAATGCCCGGTCGCGGACGCCCTGGGGAACACTGTTTGTTTTGAAATCGACGACCGTCCGCCATTTCCCGTCCGGACGGTACATGCGCAGAGCTTTACTTCCCCCTTCCCTGCGCACCTCAACGTTATGCTTGTCAGCAAACTCTTGTAATGCTCGTAGCGTCCCATGCTTTACTGTGTAGTATCGCTTTTTCAAGTTTTCTCTCCAGCCTGTGCCAAGGCTTCAACTTCCAAATCGTAAGACTCAAACTCATAGTCCTGGTCGTCAACTTCTTCAGGCACTGGCAGTAAATGCCAGGCTGAGTATATCTGACCATTATCAAAACGCTCCTGGCTGTAGAGCGTCGCGGCTATGAGTGTTAGCGCCGGGCGGTCATAACGGTAAATTTTGCGAACGTCACGGTCAACGAGACGACCGAAATTACCATAACCGCGCTCCAGTAATAATTTTTTAATTTCCGGCCAGTATGGACCATAGCTGCGGTACAGGCGGGGATTTTTCAGTAATCGCCCGCGTAGCCCTGACAGGAAGAAATCAACGTATTCGTCTTCTGTCTTTCCTAACAACGCTGTACGGAGTACCGCCTCAAGATATGTTTTATTCGGTTTTATTGTATCAGATAGTGTGGCCATATTATGCGACGCCCGGCGAACCGGGCGCTCCTGTTATGCGTATTGTTGGATGACGGCCAGAACGTCCGCCACGTTGTGTTTTGTCTCGATAATCCACCAGTTACCCGGGAAATCGCTGTTCTTCGCCTTCGCTGGCAGCCAGCGAGCGCCGAATTTCGCCTTGATTGCGTCTTTCGCACGGAAAAGAACGCCTTTCATGCCTGAGGCTTCCTGAAGCCCAAATACCTCGCCAGCGGCGAATTTTGGTGCGTACATCATCTTCAGGTCGGCGGTGGATACGCGATAATTCAGACCAAGAGACTGAGCTATGCTGGTGGCATCACCCTGTATTGATGATAACTCTTCTTGTTTCTCGTTTCTGGCGGCAATCTCTTCCTCCGTGATGTTGCCAAGGGCTAGGTTTATCCGATCAGCGTCGGCCTGTTTCTCTTCATCGGTGCGCCCGGCAAGAACCGTGTTAATTCTCTGCAATATCTCCACATGATTCTTGCGCATGCTGAGCAATTCCGGCGTAACCTCGTTAAGATCCACCAGCCCAAGGATGGCAAGGTCGGAAAACATTGATACCAGGTTGTAGGTCATGCGATAGCTGAGTTGACCATAGGCTGATGGCAACTTCACCGCATCCATTTGATAGGCATCCATAAATTTAGAGCCGTCGTTTACGACATCCGCTATTGCAGGTGTGATTTTCCCTGTGGTGGCGGCCTCCCTGATTGCTGTTACCCACGATTGAGTCAGCGCGGCGACTGCATGATTCAGATTGGCTTCCCGTTCTGCTTCGATGCGCGCGCTTGCTGCGTCCATTGCCTGCTTGATCTCGGCTTTATTGCTGTAAATGCCAATGGTGCCAAACTGTGCTGTGGTGATCTCATAATCTGACGCCCGGAACTCATTGGTACCGAAAATGGCATTGGTGACTTCAAGTTCAGAATCCCCGTTACGAGTAGCCCCCTGGCTTGTTTTTTCCGGCATTCTGGCGATCGCATCCGCTATTTTCTCCTGAATTGCTTCAGGGGATAGCGTATCTCCGTATGACGCGATTACATCGCCATAATTGGAGCCAAACAATTCAACCAGGAATGTTTCTGCCGAACGGATCTGGCGGTTATTCCCTTCCGACATCATACCAAGCACCCATTTTGCAATTGACGACTTCAGCGCGCCGTCACGGCGATCCGGGTAAACCGCATGCTTCAGTGGGTCCGTATAGGTACCAACAAAATCAATGCTATAGCCTGACTCTGTAGTCTGAACGCCGTACGAGTCAGTTATTTTGATCATGCCGCGCTGCTGGAAACGGTAGAAATCGTCACAGGAAATGATGTCGTTAATCCCGGCGATGGAGACGCCACCACTGATTTTCTGCATAACAGCATCTTCATCGGGAGTTACATCCACCTGTTTATCCAGCGTCTTCACATCCCAGTTACCCGATTTGGTGCCTTTGAAGGTAAAGATGATCTCCACGTCTGCGCGCTGGCTGTCGAAGTCCAGCGACTTAATGCGAACGATATCACCGGCACAATCGTAGTATTGGCCTACACGCCATGAGCGATCGCCGATAACAAGGAACTCACTCGCATGGTTAACCAGGTCAGGATCAACATCCAGAATGCCTTTATTTATTGCATCCTCCACCAGCGGGCGCAGGCGTTTGATATCCGTCGCGGCCTTCTGAGTACGGTTCAATAATTTCTCATAGCGGGAGATGGCTTGAGAGATATTAGCCTTGCGCTGAATGGCGCTTTTCAACGACGCGCGATACTGTGCTAACAACGTACGGTCTGTGTGATGGACGCTACCCCAGCGGGCTTTCCAGTCTGCGTTATCAGCTGCTTTGGCCATTACCGCCTGTTTGAATTTAGCTACCTCGGCGGTGGTCTTTTCAAGTTCCGCTTTGCTTCGCTCTAATTCAGCGGTAAGTACCTCCACATCCTCGCCAGCTGCGTGCTGCGCCTTGATGTAGTTCTGAAGGTCGATAGTAGCCTGTTCTTTCTGGCGAGCGCGTTGCGCGGCTTTCGCCTTATCCATTTGAACCTGCATCATTGCCAGACGTTCGCCATCATCCTTAGCGGTATACATCTGCATTTCGATCATATCGTTGGCGTCGGCGTTCTCCATTTCTGACTTATCTGAACGGAGGATATCGGAGATCCAGCCTGCTTTACGCTTCAGCGTCTTCAGTCGGTATTCATCGAAAGAACCCTTGCCGCAGTAGTAGTGAACGCGAACGCTTGCACGGTTGGAGCCAACTCGGGCACCGCGACCGTTACGCTGTGCGATACTGGCTGGTGTCCATGGCAACGTCAGATGATGGATGTCAGTCGTTCCTCGATGCAGGTTGATACCCACCTCTGCCTTTTTGTTGCAGATGATGATCGGAGTCCGGCCCTCCTGGAAGTCGGCTGCAATCTTTTCCAGACCGCCCAACGACATTTCATTCTGCTGCGCGATATAGGCGTCATACAGAGCCATTTGCTCGTTGTATTTCGCTATCTGTGCATCTGTTGGTTCATCCGGTAACTCTTTCGGCGGTTTAACCGCTTTCAGTTTCTTACCGGTTTTACCTGCCTCGGCAACCGTCTGAGCATTCAGGATCCCCACCTTTGAAGGTTCAAGGTTAAGAGCATTGCAGATAATGCGCTTGAGCTTCTGGTGCTGCGTTTTTTCGTCCGTGAAGATGATTTGCTTACCTTCCGGGAAAAACTCCTTCAGCGTGGCGATCAGCTTCACGTATTTGGGCGTAACGGGGTGAGTTACGGTCTGTTCGTCAATGCCAAACTTGGCCAAGCGCTTATTCACTTCCTGCTCGAACGCTTCCGGAACCTGCAACTGAATAAACTCGCCCTTATCTATCAGGGAGTATTGCGATTGCTGCGTGATTGAATCATCACTGTCGTCGTCTTCGCTGGTGGCTTGTTTGGGCAAACTGTCCGCCAGCTGCTGCACCGCATCGGCGTACTCCGGCAGGAAACGATAGGTGATCCGGCGATAGTACAGGTCCATGTCAGTACATACGCGGTCCATATCCCTGATTATTGAGAAGATCGGACGGGCTTTCTCGTGCTCAATCACTCCGTCTTCATCGACCGAGGTCGTTACGCCATTGTTGGCTTTGGCCGCCGCTTCCGCCTGCTGACGCAATTCTTCATACGCCGCCAGTTGTTCTTCAGTAAGTGGTGCATCCTGCTGGTGTTCGTCCAGCTCCGGGATCTCCACGGTATCCTTAACGTCTTCCGCCGTTTTAAGCGTTGTCCAGCGATGGAATATGCCGCGCAGCGCATCAAGGTTTTCAAAGCCCACCAGCGCCATTTTTTCTTCAACTTCACCGCTGATTTTCTGTACCGTTTCCAGCCTGGTCTTGCCGAAGAATTTAACGAAGTCATCAGGACCGTAGATCCCCATCTTCTGCCAGTATTCCTTCGGCAGAACATGAGAAAGCATGTTGTATGCATCGATCGGGGTGTTAACGACTGGCGTTGCAGTCAGGAGAACCGGTCCACGCCCACCATTCTTTTTCATCAGGTACGCGTTTTTGATTGCCATATCTCGCGCCGATTGCGCCACCGCGCTGGTGGGCAGATAGGCCAGCTGTGACGCTTCGCGACCATTTTTATAGCTATTGCGGTAGTTGTGGCCTTCGTCAGCAATCACGCTGTCGAAGCCCATATCCTCAAAGTACGGATACTTCTCTGCTTTTTCGGTACCGGTATCTGAATACTCCGACAATACCCGGCGACGCGCCGCCTCTTTGCGATGGGAATCGGAGTCCATTGCGCTGGCCACACGCCCGGCAGCAACGAAGTCATAAAGCATGTCTTGTGCATGCTCATCTACGGTGTCATCACGTAGCGGAATGCGGGCGTATTGTTCTTTGGTAAACACGACTGCACGGTAGTTTGAGTGCGGGATCGCGTTCATCCGCGCCGTGATAGTGGCTTCATCTGCCAGCTTAAGGGCATCGCGCATAACGGGAGTGCCATCTGCACCAACGACAGGTTTACCGTTCTCATCGAGCACCGGCACCTGGCGAATCTGATCGCCATCCATCAGCACATCAAGACCGACGAACAGGTAGTTACTGAATGCCTCTTCACTCAGAAACTCTTTTGCTTCGTAATACCAGTTTTCCAGCACTGATTTAGGCACTACATACGCAGTACGGGTGGAACGACCGTTCTCATAGTTGAACGCCTCAAGCGCCAGCGCGGTCGTGGTTTTACCCAGCCCGGTGCCGAAGCCCAGGATGCCGCGCCCATCTTCGGACAGTCGGCGCACCTCGCTATTCTGGTAATCAAATGGCTGACGCTTACCGCTTAATCCCTTCAACCCAAGCGGATCACCAGAGTGTTCATACGGAATATTGCTATTGAAAACATCGTTGTATTTGGCAACCAGCTCATCGTAGCGATCGTGCGTCTTGATCCACTTATTGAACTGGTCCTCAAGCAGTGCCATCTGCTCGCGGTAGCCGTTCGCCGTCGCGCTATCTTTGCCACCGATACGCGCACCATTGAGATACTTTTCCAGCTGTGCCGGGAACCCGGTCGCGTTTTCACCTGATTTACGGTCCCACTCGTAGTGGATCTCGCCTGTTTCTTTATCCTTGCGCTGGACGACACCGTATCGGTGCCCGACGAACAGACCATCACCACCGTGATAGGTGTCAGAAACCATTTCGTCGCCTTCCAGCTGCACTGACTGCACATAGCGCAGATCCGGATAGCCGTTTTCCTGCAAAAACTCCAGAATGACGGAGCGGTCGAACCAACGGCTATTGAGCTTAAAGCGGATATTCTCTGCTGGCGTCTTGATGCGCTTCTCTTCGATCGCTGCCAGCTGATTAAGGACGTTGTTCTTTACTGGACCGTCGGGGAGTGTGGCAAGGAATTCCTGTTTTGGAGCCACTATCTCGTTAATGTCGCCGCTGGTGGCGCGGGCGAACGGAACAATCCCGCCATACGGTGAAACCGCAATGCCAGGGGTGCTGGCCAATAAATTAAGCAACTCGTCATCACTGGCTGGCAGTTCGCCGGTAAACGCAAGGCGGAAATCATCGAGCTGGATTGGATCGCGAGTGAGATCACTGTAGAGATAACGCAGGGTGTCCTGATAGCTGGTGGAGTCATAACTTGCGCTGGAATCATGCGTAACCAGCTTTCCTGTCAGCTCGTCAGAAATAGTGCCATCCAGCTTAATTGCACCACGGAAAGCAAACCAGGCGCGCGCACCGCTCCCCGATAATTTCGCTATCGGACCGCGACCGGGGTTACCAAAACGGTCAATCTCTGCCTGCAAACGGGATACCAGAGAAAGGCGCTGCTGTTCGATTTGTTCAGCACTATGCCCGGCGGCCTTCATGTCCTGATATTCAATTAACATCCGGCCAATCATCGCCCCGCGATACAAGCGTTCACGGTATTTTTCAGGCTGGCTGTTAATCCAGTCCACCAGCTGCACCATATCGTCGCTGATTGATGTGGTGTACTTATCGCGGACATTTGCCATCTGGGTAAATGTCATGCCGAGACGGCCTTCTGTTGTAGTCAGGTTACGCTGAAGAGCCTCCCAGCTATCCGCGCCATAACTGGCAGCATCGATCTTAAGTTCCTTCCCGGCATCAGCTTCAATCCAGCGACCACCAGCATATTTTTGCCATACGCCATTAATCAGGCGCATTTCCCCTTCATCAACAACATCTGCGGTCGGTAACGGTTCAGCCATATCGAGCAAAGACCAGTCGATACGACTTTCGAAACGATGAATCAGCTTCGCTTTAAGAGCCTGGTTATCAATCTGCCCGTCGGCACGAACCTCAATAGGGGTTTAGGGAGCAATGGAACCAAAAACCAACGTAAGAAAAATATCCGCACATTTCATCGAATAGCTCTGAAGTCCAGCGGTACGGAAACGTACGCTAGCAA